CCCTTGAAATCTGGCGGAGAGGGGGAGATTCGAACTCCCGGTGCGCTGTTAACGCACACACGATTTCCAATCGTGCTTTGATAAAAAACCCAAAAAGACGCCTCTCAATCCCTGCCTATCTTTCCTTGTCAGAAATCTGTTCAAAGAATCCACATAGCTGCATATAATTATTCACTATTTTTCATCAATTCATTCCTCAAATCCGCACAGAAAAGCCCTTCCTTCAATAGGGAAGAACAGGCAAAAACCGCTCACTGTTGGTTGAAATTCAGAGGTCATCACCAATGAAATCACCAATGAGATTGGTTGCTCCGTGGCAAATTGACACCTTTCCCACTATACGGCTATATAGACGTAAAAGGAGTTTTTTACCATGCAACGAAAAATGACCATTTCAATTGATGAGACGGTGTATAATGGTTTGATGTCCGTGATAGGACGCCGGAAGGTCAGCAAATTTCTTGAAGACCTTGCACGCCCCCATGTGGTCAAGGAATCCCTTGCCGCCGGCTATGCGGCCATGGCTGCGGATACCGAACGGGAACAGGAGGCCGTGGAATGGTGTGAAACCCTGGTGGGAGACGGATTCCATGAGGCGCGGTGAAGTCTGGTGGGTGGCGTTTGACCCGTCTGTGGGGTCTGAAATTCAGAAAACACGCCCTGCGGTTATTGTCAGCAATGATGAAGCCAATGCAGCCCTGGCGCGGGTTGTGGTGGTGCCTCTGACCAGCAACACGTCCAAAGTTTATCCAGGCGAAGCTGTCATTATGATAGGGGCTCAAAAGAGCAAGGCGATGGCTGACCAAATCATGGCGGCGGATAAAAAGCGGCTGAAGAACCTTTTGGGTACTATTTCGCGTATGGACATGCACAAAATTGATGCGGCGATCAGGCTGCATCTTGCTCTTGACTGAGTTATTCGCCGAACTTGTATTTTTCAGTGAACAGACCTTCACCATATCCAGGCGATCCATAATCAGGGCCATTCTGGGGCACCACAGGCTGTGGGGCGACATTGGTAGAATTGAGTTTTATCTGGGAAAGAGGATATTGCCCGAAGTCAATGCGTGATGCGCTCTCAAATATCGCCTTCGCCCGGCTGAAATCTCCGTTGAGCATGGCGTGCATGGCGTCTTCCGGGATGAAGATCGGGAGTGCATCATTCAGTGCCTTCATGGCATCAGCTACCGCAGATTTCAGGGCATTCGATTCTTGGACGGCTTTTTCACGCGCTGCCGCCGCCTCCTCGGCAATGCCCTTGAGTGCTCCCTGTTCCGCAGCCATTTCGGCGCCATTGGATTCAAGCCTGAAAAGCTCATTTTCAAGTTGGGCAATGCGGGCCTGATAGTCTCGCGTCCAGCCGCGCACATACTGTTCCGCTTTGGCATCATCCTTGAGCGTGGCGGCCACGCTTTCTAAAATCCCCTGGTCTGCCCCGTCCGCCGATTCAAGGACATAGCCTCGATTTGCGCTGAACCCAGGCGAAAGCACATAATCCATCCCCGCAAAGCCGGAGAGGTGCGTCACACCCTTCGAGCCGCAGTCAGTCCCAGGACACGCCCAAGAAAAGCCCCCCACGCGGGAATCGTGCAAACCTTTTACGATTTGTCCCGTCTCTGTTGAGAGTATTTCTTGCGTGTGGGTTACGGTGCCGTCCTCGGCAACGTCAAAAGCGATGGTGATGTTGGAGGGGATATTGGAAATGATGGCCGTACCGCCGTCCGGGAGAGTCACGGCCTCCACTTCGCCGATCTTCATGCGCCCGGCAAGGATGCGGCGCCCGTGCCCGTAATAGCCATAGGCTTCCCGCAGGGCAATGCGCTCCCGCGTGGGGGCGCTGTAGCAGATTTCACGCGCATTGGCGACCAGATATTTTCGGTGATTGCCCGTGTACTGCCGCCCTTCGTCAAGTAACGAGAACGAGCAGGAAATCTTATGAGGCGCGGCCATCTGGATCCCTCCTGGTCTTTTTGGCATAGTGGCCACTGGCACGATAGTTCAAGGCCTTTCGCTTCAAATACCGCATATCTGGAGGGATTCGATGCGGAGCTTGATGATCTGTATGGTGGCCGTGGCTTTGTGGGTTGCTGCCCCGCTTATCGCAAATGGGGCAGAGGATGCCCAAAAAATTCAAGCGCTGATCTCCTTGGCGCAAACTGTCCCCGCAAAAATTGAGGACAGCAGCGCCGGAAAGGCTTTCCCGATTTTCATGGAAGACAGGCAACAATTTGGGGCCTTGAACCAGCAGTTCGCCGCAGCGGTGGGGCCTGAAGTTGCGGCCTTTCAGAGAGACCCACAGGGTTTCTTGCTCTTGCAGGCCTTCTCACGCGCCATGCAGAAAATCGGGTATGATTACGATGCAACGATCTTCGTGACCTACGATGGGATAAGCCCGGATGCGTATTACTGGCTGGGCAACACCAGACGTTCAGAGTTTTTCCTTCCCGTAAGCATGGTTCTGAACAATGAGGAGTATTTGAAAAAAGCGTTGGCGGATGGGTTGATCTCCCGTGAATCCGCTCTCGCATATCTTCAAGGCACCGCTGATTTCATTTCAGCGCTTTCCAAGCAATAAAGAAGGGGGCCTTGCGGCCCCCTTTCAATACCCATCGTCTTCTTCTTTTTCCTGCGGCTGCTCCGCCTGTTTCCCTTCCGGGAAGACGAGTTTGAAACTCTCCTCGTCCTTTTTCAGAATGTGTGTCCACAGGAAGTTGAGAAATGCGCGCTTGTCAGTGGCGCTGAACTCCTGATCGAGCGTTGCAACAATCCCAGACAGGGAGGACGCGATATTCGCCCTGGATTCAAGATTTTCCTGCTCCTCGCGCTCAAGGGCCGTGGAGACAGAGTTGAATACGATGCGCCACGGCTGTTGCCCATCAAGAAAAATCTTGTTGTACTTGTAGGCTACATGGATTTCACAGAGCCTTTGAATGCCATTCTGGATGGCCAGCCGGAGCAGGTTTGCTTTCATGGCGGCCATGATGCTCACTCGGAAAAATCCACCGTCTCCGATCCCTCCGGAAAGGAAGTCACCGAAGCCAAGCATTGACGGGTCAACGCCCAGCGCGCCGCCAAGCCGTTTGACATGGAAAAGCACGTCTTCAAGACCGTTGATGTCCGGCGTTCCCTGGACAGTGTTGACATCCATCCGTCCTTTTTCCCCGAACATGGGGAAGATGCGATTTATCACGGTCTGGACGAAGCCGTTACGCAAGGAACGTGTGCTGACAGCCTTGTCAGTCTGGAGAATCTGGGAAGAAATCAGGTTGATGTACTTGGCCGCTTTCTCTGGATCGAGCCTTCCCGTACTGACGCCGATGAGGCGCTCCAGCCGGGCGGCATTTCGCCTGCTCGCGTTCAGTGAACAGATTGCATCCAGAAGGTCGAGCCACGGCTGGTATCCTGTCTCGATGAGGCTCGCCCCGTATTCCTGCGATTCCACCAATGCCTCGGCCTCGTAATCGTCCAGGGAGAGGTCAACCGGCCTGATTCCTACATTTGTGGGTTCAAGGTTGCTGACGCTTTTCCAGTGCGGAATTTCAAACCCCACGAATGTCCACGGGGGCATGAGCCGGATGATATTCTGTGTCCCGGATGTGCCTTGATAAGTGGTGGTGTACCCGGCAAGTTGTCCAGCTTTTTCAAATTTTTTTATGAAGCGCGGGTGCGTGTAGTAATCACTCCGAATGTTTGTGATACCCTTTCCCTTCGTTCCATACACGCGCACATAACTCGCGCCATAAATTGCAGCGCTGTAGGCCCATTCATTCAATTCCCGGTTGATACGCTTCTGCAATGTATCCCGAAGCTCATTCACGATGGGGTCTTTGTCGTCAGTGATGGATTCAATGCTGACGACCTGGTTGGTATCAGAGCGCGCGCTGAGGGCATGGGCCATGTGCAATTTCACGGCGCTATCAATGGTCGGGTCTTCGGCCATGATCTCCAGTGCGGCATACCTCGCCATGCGCTCTTGCGGCAGCCGGCGCACAAGCTTTGATTCCTCGCTCGCGTACACGCCGAGAGAATTTGCCCCGCCAGAGGTGGTTGTGTCCGCATCCGGCTGGACTGCCGGAAAGTAGGCCACAGCCCCTCCGGGAAGGTCAACCATTCCGGCTTCACGGACATCTACCACAGCATAGCCGGGGTAAAGGCCTTGAAAGGCCCCGTCACCTGCGGAATCCCGTCGCGCTCTTTTGGGCAGTGGCGGCACTATATTCCTCCAGTAATGCTCAGCGCTTCCATATCTTCATCGGCGAGGGTGTATACACGATCTTCTGGCTCGGCGCCTTCCGGCTCATCCGGCGTGACTACGATGGGGTGTCCATTCGCGTAAATCATACCGTTATTCAGGGCATGATCCTGATAGAGCCAGCCCGCCAGCAGATTCCAGACGGGATCGCCATAGTCCATGATTTCCAGCCATTCCCGGTCAAGGAAATCCCCGAACTGATTATATCCGGCATCCAGCAGTTCCTTTTTGACAATCCACCAGTACGGCCCGAAGGAGCGATACGAGCGCGGATCGCCATCAAGAACCTTTGCCATTGTTCCGCACATTTTTCGGAGCCAGTCGGCATCGGAAACTGTGCCGTCATGCGTCGCCTCTCTCTTGAGAGAGTGCAGGTCGTTTATGCCGGGTTTGTACACGTTCATTTTTCAGGCTCCTTTCACGAGAGGATAGCATACAGCGTCTCAAGTTCAACCTCTGCCGGGAGATGCCACCATCCACCGGAGCGTTCATCCCATGTTTTTGCCCAGGAAGCGCCATGCTCTTTGAGTTTTTCCTTGTTTTGGTACACAGGGCCGCCAAAAGCCTTGTCGTGGATAAACAGCCGTTCAAAGGCTTCGTAGCTTGTTTTTCTCCCCCGGAATGAGTTGTGATAGGGCTGCGTATTGTAGCATATTTCGATGTCCATTGCCTCAAAGAGTTCCTTCCATTTCTGAGGAACTTCTTTGAAGTTCGGATTCGCGCGCAGTGCCTCATCGGCCTCACGCGCGGCCTCGCGCCTGGCGTCTTCGGCCTTTCTGGCCATTTCAGCCCGCTTGCCCGCCACTATCTGCGTGGCGATTGTTATGGCGCCGCTGACGTTGTGGATGTTCTTTTTCCTGCACGTCTCTTTCACATAGTAGACAAAATCTCTCTCGGAGAACCTGGACGAATTCAAGTCCACAGCGCCGAATCTTTCCTCAAAGACTTTTTCGCACAGTTCCGTCAGTTCATCGTCCGATGCGATATTGGCGTATTGCACGGCCTCTTCGTAGAAGTTCTCTCCAAAAAGCGGCACCATGAGATTTTTCATGGGCAGGTGGTCTTTGTTGACACGATTCATGTCCACCTTGGAAAGCCATGACTGCATGGCCGCCTTGCGGAAGGCGGAATCTTGCGGTTCGGGCCAGACAAATTCATCACCTTCCTTTTTTTGATACTCGCCGTCGAGGATAACAATCTCTCCTGATTCGGCCCTGCGCACAAAGGCGGGAAATTCCATTTTCAGGGTCGGCAGGTTTTCAAGAAACTGCCGCTTTGTAACGCCGGAAGTTGCCAGATCGGCATATTTCATATTCCCGGACAACATCCTCTTTACCGCAAGTTCGCTCGCGGAGTAGGATACCTTTTGGGCCTTGTCCAATTCATGCTGGTTGAGCCCATAGGCGGGGTAGCTGTATTCCGGCGCCGAGATGGTTTCCAGCTTGGCGGACGGCTTGCCGCTGTAATCCTGCATGATGGACTCAATGAGATAGAGGCCTCCCTCGTATTCAATCGTGTCGCCCTCGGCGAACAGGCTTCCCTTGCTCGACAGAATCGCACGTTCGGGATGGTCAATGAGTTCCGCACTAAACGGCAGTTCACCGTTCTTGTTGGCCTGACGCAGAAGGCCAACAACTTGCCTGCGGCGTGATTCGTTTTTGGTCTTCTCCGCCTCAAACTTTTCATCCAGCCCTGCCAGTCGGGCCTTGGCCTTGGCTATTTTGGCTTCTGCCTTGGCGATGGCCTCGTTTCCATAGTGTTCGGGGTATTGCCGGTATTTTTGCAGATACTGTTCAGCCTTTTCAATCTCACGGTTGCATGTATCCCTGGCGCTGCTCAGCCGTGCATCATGACTGTTCAAGGCCTCCATGAGCGAGGCAAGCTGCTTCAGGCGATTGACAAGTTGTGCCTGGCTGCGGGCCGCCTTTTTGGCCTCTTCTTCAGCCCGCTTCTTGCGATACTCTTCCAATGTGCCGGTCATCGCGGCATACATTTCCTCGTCCGCTTCAAGGTCGGCATTGGCCGCTGTGGCTTCGTTCCCCATAAGCAGGGCGTTGATCCAGTTCGCCTTGCCCTTGAGCATCTGCTGCCGGTATTCGTCGAAGGTGCCCTTCCCGACGTAGTAAAAAATATCGACCGAATCCACCTTGTTGCCCTGCCGAACACCACGACCGTTGCGCTGATTGATGCTGGCAGGTGTCCAGGGCAGAGTGAGATGGTGAATGGCTGTTGTGCCTTTTTGCAGGTTCACGCCCACTTCCGCTTTCTTGTTGGCAATGACGATCTTGATGTCGCCGGCGTTGTATGCCTTGGAGATTTTATCCAGCTTGTCCCCGGAGGCATCTTCAGCATTGATAATCGCCACTTGGTTATCCGTTATGGGCAGATTATGAACCAGAATACGCTTGATTTTGGCGTGTTGCGTCTTTTCTTCGGTGAAGACGAGTTGCTTTCCGCCCGCGTCCAGGTGTTTTTTGAGGTTTTCAATCAGCTTGGCATACTTGGGCGAGAGAGGATGATTCACATCATTCAGGTTGATTCCGGCTCGCTGCATGGCTGCTATGACCACGCCTTCCAACTCTTCGGGTACGGACATGGACACGGAATCGCCGCCTTCGTCAATCACTCTGGCATTGACACTGATCGTTGAGGAAACAGCCTTGCCTTCCTCATCCTCCGTCTTGATCTTGTGCTCTCCCGATATGGCGTTGGCTACCTCTTCCAGCTTGTTTTTTTTGTCTCTGGCAATAGAATAGGTAATCCGGTGGTAATAGAGATCAAGGTCGGTTGTGCAGCGATCCATATCGCGCATGACCGAGAAGAGACCGCCATTTTTTGCCTCACTGACTTCCTGCTTCAATTGCTCATAAACTGCGGTCTGGTTGTCGGACATGGGAACTTCATCAATGACTTCCACGGCATCCGGCACATGAATCTCATCATCCACGTCTTCCACGGTCTTGATATTGACGTACTTTCTGAAAAGGTTCCTCAACCCGGAAAGGTTCTTGAAACCCACCAGAGTATCCTGTTCTTTCAGTTCACCGTCAACGCCGGCTCGTGTACGCAGCTCAATCTTGCCGAAAACACGGATGAAATCATCCACGGTGTAAATGCCACGCTCCTCAAAGTCATGCTTGTCCGCCACCAGATTGAGCATGTTGAATATCTCAATCGGAGAGTTGGTTACAGGCGTGGCCGTCAAGCCGTATACGCCGCGTCCGCCGTTCTTCTGCCGGATGTAGTGGCTCTTGAGGGACATATCCACGGCGATATTTGCCGGGTCAGCGTTCGGGATATAGGCGATGCCCTGAGTTGATTCGCCTCCGCCCAGAGAATTTTTGAAGAAGTGGGATTCATCGGTCACGATGCTGTCAAAGCCCATATCTTCCAGATAGGGCAATTCCCCTTTCTTTTTTGATCCCGTGTCGCTGTATCGCCCCCGCAGCCCCTCAATTTTTTTGGCGAGGTCGTAGCCCTTCGGCTTTTTTTTCCCCTTGCCTTTATCCTCACCCTGAGCGGCCTCGTCGCTCATCATGTGCCGGTTGACCATTTCATCGGTGTAGGCGTCCACGGATTCTGGCCGCATCGGGATTGAGGCGAACTTTTCCTTGGTCATCACAACCAGGGAACAATTAGACTGCGGGATGCGCCACATCTGCTCGAAAATGTCTTCCGGGGAATTGGTAAAGCGAATCACGTCCTGCATGAGCGGTTGGCCGCTTTTGCTCGTGCGGGGTTGCCCCTGTTCGTCCACAAGCGCCCGGCGTTCAACCACGCCTTCCCTGTTGGTCTTGGGTTCAAGCCCCACAAAAAGCACATTGGAACGGAAATACCCATCATTATAGAACATTCTGGCTTCGTGATACCAGTTTTCCAGCACGGACGAGGGGACAACCACACAGGTGCGTTTCGCCTTGTTGTGCTTGTGGTTGTATGCGGCCATGGCCAGAGCGGTGAAACTCTTGCCAAGCCCAACGCCAAAACCGCAGATACCCGATCCGATGTCTGAAAGACGGCGTACTTCGGCGGCCTGGTAATCATGGGGCACAATTTCGCCCGAAATATATTCATCAATGTCCAGAGCCGCCTTTGCATATTCCGGCTCAACATAGCTGTTGAAGCGCAAATTGTACTGTTCTGCCAGATCGTCAACGTCAATGTGTGTTTTCATGAAGTTATCGAACATGCTTTCCAGCTTGTCCGCTTCGTTCTTGTATGCTTCGGCGATTTCCCTCTTTGACGAGGTGATATTCCCTCCGTTCAAATACCTTTCAATCTGTTTGCTGAACTCTTTGGGCCTTCCGGCAGGGCCTTCAATAAAAAGCGTCCCATCTTTGGCATTAAAATCCTCGACAAAGGATTGCACAACTTCCTTTTTGCCGTCCGGCCCTTCGGTTTCAATGTTTTCCATTCTGCCGTATGTAGCGTGGGAATAACCGTTGTCGCGCAAAAATTCGATCAGATACTTTCTTGGGAACCATTGCGCTTGCATATTGAACGTGATGTCCTCAATTTTCGAACGGGGAATCCGCCGGTTCATCTCGTCAATCTGCTTGCGAAACTTGGTCTTGAGCCGTTCATCGTCGGTCTGCTCAATGGATTTTGCCATGGCCGCCATTTTGGGCAGCACACTCCCCGAACAGTAGCTTGCCATTGTTTCAATCATGCCGTCTTCGGTAATGGCAATACTGTCAATTTCCGCGATGTCCCCAAGACTGTTGATCTTGATTGCCCCCTTATAAAGAGCCTTCACGTCTTCGAGTTCTATGCCTTCTTGTGTGCGAGAGAGGTGGGCAACGATGTCGGCGATGTCATCCTCGCGGTAACCGCCGCCTGTGGACTTGTCCAACGTGCCGGCCAGCATGGCGGAAAATTCACCCTTGACATTGACACAGTTCACGAAAACGCCAAAAGCGCGGGCGTCCGGACCAGAGACGGAGAGCCTGGGGTTATTTGCCGGGTGCCCGTATTTTTCAATCTCAGCTACGACAAGCTCTTGCAGGGCCTTGCGGCGTTCGGAAACATCCTCGCCCTGGGCCTCGTCGCTTGCCATCCTGGCAAGCATGGCTCCGATCATGGACCCCCGATAGACCTGTAACCGCACTTCTTCGCGCGGCTGGCTCATGGCGAATTTCACGGCGTCTTTTTGCTGCTGGCCCATAAGGTGAGGGTAGGACACCAGTGCGGAAAAAGCCGCGTCCAGAGGCATATTCATAGCTGTACGCGGGTCGGCAAGTACGGATTCAAGCTCCTGAACGGTACTTACCCCATAGGTTGCGGGGTCAATCTCCGTCTGCTCCAAGGCGGTTTCCAGCTTGTTCCATTGCCCGTTGCGGAGCTCGTAAGGTTCACCGTTTATGTACCGCTGATCGCCCTCGCTGTAAGCTCGGTCAATGGGTTCTTCCAGTTCCAGCATATCCCAGTCGATCCGGCTATGGAACTTGATCGCCAGCTTGCGCTTCATGGCTTCGCCGGTAATTGGGCCTTCGGCTTCCACGCGCTCGCGTGAAAAGCGGTCCTTGGCGTCCTTCGGGATGTATCGGCCCTGAATAAACCGTCTGCCTTCGCCCATCCAGTATTTGCCATCGATAAACTCATCCCAGAATACCTTGGACGCTTCCAGGGTTTGGGTTGAAATTTCGTCTTTCTTGAGCTTGTCCAGCAGGTCTTTGGGGTGTTTGCGGAAAACCACAAGGTCAACAACGGCATCCGTACCCTGCGCGGCGAATGTCCCGGAAGGCAGTTTGTGGGCGCCCAGAAATTCAGCTTTGCGGGACACGGCCTGTCGGAACTGCGTCCATTTGCCGCTGCGCGTACCCACGATATTCGTTGGTACAATCAGGCAGGCCAGCTTGCCGGGGCGTATTTTGTCCAGAATACGCAGAATGAAATAGCGTTCAATGTGTTTTTCGTTCTTGTACGCTTGGTCGATATGTTTGTAGGCCCCGCGCTGATCCCCGAACGGGACGTTGGTGATACAGCCGTCAAAGGTATCGTCGGGCGTATCCATGACCACCTGTTCAAAGGGCGCATTGATAATCTTGTCTTCCGGGTTGAGCAGCGCCGCTACCTTGGAACTCGTGGGATCAAGGTCATTACCGCTGACAACGACTCCGCCAGGCTTCGTACCGGACATAACGCCCGCGCCACAGCACGGGTCCATGACGTTGCCGTTCTCAAAGCCGTTGGCCTTCATGGCCTCCCAAAGCCCTTCGGCTACGGGCGTGGGCGTATAGTATTCGTATTGGCTTCCTTCGGCGAGGCCGCCGCGTCCACTGTATTGGAGCAGCACGGCGCGGTCTTCGGCGGTCAATTCTTCCGGCGATGTAACGCGGGAAAGGATTTCCCGGCATTGGGCGTTGAGCTTTTCCCGCGCCTCCTTGCCGCGAACTTTCAGTCCGTAATCGGAGCCGGCGGCCTTGTAGGCGTCCGGATCGCCTGGCAATGCAACATTGAACAGACGGAAAAAGAGCTTCTCAATGTCTTTGAAAGACGTTGCCGCGAGAACCTCTTTCTCCACAATACCATCCAGCGGGGCGCGCTCAAAAATAGCGTTTCGCATTGTATCACCTCGCACTTTAGTCGATGAGGTTGCTTGGCACATCGCCATTCACGGCAAAATTCATTCCTTTGGAAGACAGAGCCTCATGGAGATGCCGCGGACTGAATCTCTGCATATCGAAAGCGTAGCCATACATGACATACGCTGTATTCAGGGTTCGCTTGAGCATGAGGACTGACATTTCATCGCCAATATATTCTGGCGGGGCGTTGACAATTTCGTCCCATGCGTCCGATTCAAGCGACACAGATACATAACTTTCACCTGCCTCTGCGGGAGAGACATTGACGCTGAAAATGAATTTGCTCATATCTGAAGCCTTGGAAGTCCCTTTTCGACATCAAACCATGTCGGAACTGCATCGGAGCAGACAAAGGAGAAAAAATCGGTCGTGGCATCGCTCGCAGTTTCATAATGAACCGGAAGCTCACGCCGGTCGTTCATTATATGCAGATAGGCAAGGCGTGTGACTGAAGGAAGGGTGGCTTTGTAAAGCCCTCTCCACCATCCGTCATCGTTGATTTGATACAAAGTCCACTGGCTTTTCTTGCGGACGTTCTGCAAGACAGCATATCCGGCAAACCCTTGCCGTGCTTTCAGAAGTTCGGAAAATCCATCCGGGATGGCATTGCGTAACGCCTTTTCCCATGGTCCACGCAATTCAGCGCGTTCACCCTTCGCCTTTTCCCTGTCAGCATATGCCTTTCTGGCCTCGCGTTCGACCTCTCGCATTTTTTGGGAAAGCTCTGGGCTTTGCCGCGCGCATACCCCCAGGAACAACTTGAAATGCTCCGGGTCTTTTTCGATAAAATTTGCGAGATGCGCCGGTGAAGACATGTGCTGCAAGGCCATGGAGAAGACTTCCGATGCTTCGCCCTGGTAGTCCTTCCCGACATAAGGGTTGATGAAAGAATCGGGAAAAGCTTTTTCCCCAGGCCCATACGCACCGCCTGTCATTGTTTTCAGCGACTTTGGTGCGCCTTGCGCCCTGCTCCTGATAAAGGAGAGGCTGGCTGCAAGCGCGGTGCGGTCCCAGCGCTCAACAAGGTGGCCGCACTCATGGAAGAGCGTTGTTTTGTTGAAGTCAGAATCAAGGCAAATTTGCGAACGTCCCCGCGCAAAGGCCCGTCGAGTGCCTTTTTGGAGGATAAACTCCACGGGGCCGAGTTTGCCCCCAAGATACTGATACACTTCGGCCATATCGTTAATAAACTGCTCCTTGGGATAGTTTATTTTTTTGAGCTTTCTGGCGACATTGGGGGCAATGTAAACATTTTCGTTTGCCCATTCCTGCGCCTCTTCTTTTGATATGGACGATATGGATTCGAGTGCTTTTTTTACACTTTCAAAAGTTTCCTTTTCTCGTGCTTCTATATCCTTTGCAAGGCTTTTCATACGGTTATACAATTCAGCGTATTCAGGATTATCCGCTCTTTCCTGCTCCATCAAGGCCGTTTTCATTTCAGAAATGCGCCTTATGAGTTCAGAAGCATTTTCTCCATATATCATATCTGATTTAGTAAACCGGTCTATACGTCCCTCAGTAATTTCAGAAATAACGTATCCCGGAACACGGAACATACCATCTTGACGTAATAAAGAAAAAATTCTTGCGTTTATTCTTTGTGTGACTTCTGCGAATTTTCCTGAATAAATATCCTTGTGCAGCTCATTCAAATTATTTTTGAGAGCCTTTGCTTCTTCCATCTTGGATATGATGTCAGAAAAATTATTTTGGATGATTGATGCACCCGATTCGATGATGACCTTTCTCACTTCATCCGGCGTCGAGGATTCGGCCATTTCCAAGAGTTGCGCGTTTTGGGGCGAAGCGTCTCTGACGGCTGCCAGGGCGGCATCATTCCGGGCGATTCTTGCCATTGCGGCGAACTCGTAGAGAACATCGGCGGCCGGGCTGGGCGATGACTGAATCCGTTCTATGTATCGTTCCAGGGAGGCAACCAGTTCGGGGGTCTCGGAAGAAATGATCTCTCCATGGCGCGAGAAAACACTGAAGATGGCAACGATGTCGCCAAAACTCTTCGCATCTCGCACGGCCTGCGTTGCCGATTCCAGCGTGCTATAAAATGCCACAGTGCTATCCCGCGTTGTTGGCTTGCGCTTCTGCACCTCGGCGTTCACGGATAGGCCTCCACTTCGGGAGACGGCTCTTGATGTCTTCCTCGCGTAGCCAAACCTCTTGGCCCTTGAGAACGTCCGCGATTTCCTCAGCAGTCAGAAAGCCGGAATACAGTTCATCGAACCACTTCCTGAAATGCTTTTCCAGGAACGTACTTTGGGCCTTCATGTCGCCGACCTTTCCCCACGAAAACCCCGAAGCATTGTGAATCATCATGGTACAGTGGGGAGTGGTCTGAATCTCATCGCAGGACATGGCCACGATGGAGCCGGAGGAATAGGCCGTGATGATGCGCGCGATGGTCTTGGCCTTGCATTCCATGAGGGCTGCATAGACGGCCTGAGCCGAATCGGTGCGGCCTCCGTGGGAATTGATTTTGAGGGTGACAGTATCCACTTCGCGCGCCTGTTCAATGGCGCGGATGATGCCCCGGAAGGTTTCGGGAGACTCAAAATCGGTGTCGATGTCTATGATGATGTTCTGCGGAGCGCCGTATTCGAGGCCTTTTGGCAAGGAGCGAACGGCTCCATTTGCCTGATTTTTTGCGTCAAAAGGACGCACCGGTAAAAAAGAAGATACATCGGCGCTCTCGAACACGCCTTCTTCGCTATGGTGCTCCGCGAGGTAGGCGATAACCGGGTCTTGAATCATCTGAATATTGCCGTTCACCTCGGCCAGAGCCTTCTTCAGAATCGCAAGGAAGCGGGCCGGAACTTCCTTGAGAAATTTTCCGGCAATAAGCTGCTCGAAGAGTGATTGGGAGTCACCCCCAGACACGCCTTTCAGCTTGTCCAGCGCTTCCTTTATCTGTCTTTGCGTGGCAAGCCGCTGCCGGATGTCTTTGATGCCTGACTTGAGCTTGTCGAGACCTTCCTTGACCGCCCGTTGAAGGGTCAGTTTTTCCTTGATATTCAACATCATGCGGCCTCCTTGGCCAGCAGATCGGTCAGGTGATTCGATGCGGCATCCAAGAGGGCTTGGAACTCTTCAAGCTTGCCGTCACTCTCCGCGGCCGTGATTGCCTGTTCGAGCAGGTCAAGCACCTTGCCGGAATCGGCATCGTATTTGCCGTCCAGAATGTCCCGAAGGTCGCGGGCATAGTGCGGTGTGCCACTACCATTGCCCGCAGTGTCACCCTTTTTACCTTTGCCATCGCCAGAGGTTCCGCCTGTTCCGCCGCCGGGCTTGGCCCTGCGCAGCGCGTCAATCTTCGCCTGCAATTCCGCGTTGATGGTCTTCTGTTTCTCCAGTAGGGAAAGCGTGTTGGAAAGCCGCGCTTCAATGGTTTCCGTCTCTTTGGCCTTGGCGGAAACCTGTTCCATCAGGGCGGACTGGCGTTCTTCCGCGTCCTTTACGGCCTCACGGGTTTCTTCAAGCTCTTTCCGCTCCGCTTGCGCCGCTTTCTGCTGGCGCTCAAACCTCGCCGAGTTCTTGACTACGAGTTGCGTGATACGCTTCGCAATGCTCTCCAGAGAGATTTCTTCCCCGTCTTCGGGGGCCACGACATGCGTAATGTCCCGCTTGTTGAGGAGCCAGCGGAAGGCAATAATGGCGTCACTTGGGCCGATGCGTTTTTTATCCCCTTCCGGCGAATGGAAGACGACATTCACCGTTTGTCCATCGGAGAAGGGAAGCTGCACGATAACATACGCAAAGGAACCGGATTTCTTCGGCTTCCCGACAACCGGAGGCAAGGCTTTGATTTCCGAATCGGAGAGGTGCCGGTTCAGTACCCGCACCACGGCGGCCATGCGGCGTTCCGTGCGCGAGAAGTGCTCAACGGTTATAGCCTCAAGAACATAGCCTTCCTCGACCTCATCCCTGCCGGGATTGTAGTAGTCCAGTTCGTCCAGGGAAGGCGATTCGAGCAAGAGACCAAGGTCGTGAACGTCATTGGCGAGGCTTGCATAGGTGGCATCAAGCTCGACTTGAGAAAAGCCCTTCGGAAAGAGATCGTCCCTGTCCACGACACGATGCCCTTGCCAATACGGGTTGGGGGCGCTTACGGGAGTGGCACCGTCTTCGGATGCAAGCGCAGGCTCAAAGAAATCAAAATCCCCGTTCATGCTTGTGCCCCCTCCAGTTCTGTCAGTATGCGCTCCAGTTCGACGGTTTTATTTTGTTCCGCCTTGAGGGCTGCCACAGCCTTGTCCAACTCAGCCTGCTTCATTTGAACTGTGGTTTCCGTTGCGGAAATTTGGGCCTGAAGGTCTTCGTTGCTTGCAGTGAGTTCTGCAAGCTGGCCCTTGGCACGCTCAATCTTCTCCCGGCGGTTTGTGACCACTGGCGGCGGGTCGATATGCAGCTTGCGTCGACGTTCCCGTTGGAGCTTCGCACGCTCATACGCCTTCGCGTTTTCCTGGACGTAATCCACCATCTCGATGATGGCCTTGTCCATGTCATCCACATGCCGGATAGGGACGACCTTCTTGTTCAGCTTGACCTGAAAGACGGTACCATCAGACTTCACGCGAACGAGCATCTTTTGGCCGTCCTCGAAGACGAAGGTCACGTCTTTGAGCAAGAAGCCACTTTCCCGGCGCGCGCGATTCGGCGCATCCACGGACGTGACCTCCAAACCCCATTTTTCCATTTTTTTGATGATCGGGCGGAGATTCTGTTCCGTGAGCTTGTCAAATGGGAGCCGAACTTGCTTTGATGGTGCTGCCATGCGTGGAACCTCGCAAAAGTATGGTTCCGCTCATGGTCGTAAAGCCATCAAGACCCGGCAAGAAGATTTTATGAATATGTGGCAGATATGCAGAGGTTCGATATTTTCACGCCATGCGTCCGCGTGGAGGGCGGACCAGGACAAGCTCGGAGAGAACGCTTTCCGTTGTTCTGGTGGCGTCACAGTGCTTCATCTGGCCGCAGAATGAAGCCACTCGCGGGCGGATGTAGTCCAAATCTATTTTCCCTTCGGCGTATTCTCGCGCAATCCTTCTGAAATCAAGCCTTGCCCGGCGTGTGTTGCGCTTTCTGGGCAAAGTATGTGTTGTCCAGTGTCTATATCCAGAAAAATCAATGCCGTGTGATATAGGAAAGATGGACGTTTTCGGATTTAGATTCAATTCAAGCTCTTCATTCAGAAAATTTTCAATAGATGCAAGAATTGATTTCAAAAATCGTTTATCTTCGCCAACGATTATAAAATCATCCATATATCTGACATAGAATTTGACCCCCAATTCATCTTTTACAAAATGGTCGAACTTATCCAGATAGACATTTGCAAAGAGTTGCGATGTCAATGCCCCGATGGGGAGCCCTGAATCGGTAAAGCCGTTTTTCAGGACGATTTTTCCGCAGAGATCAAGCACATTCACATCGCCCAGTGTCCTTGCAATCTGGCGTAACAGAATGCCGTGCCGGATGTTGGGGAAGTAGCTTTTGATGTCCGCCTTGAGCGCATAGGGATGGAACCAGTTCGCGCTTGCGGTTGTGATAAAACTGCGGAGTCGTTTGCTGGCCTCGTGCGGCCCTTTGTCTTTCCGGCAGGCAAAGCTGTCCGGGATAAACCGCCGTTCAAAGAACGGTTCGATGACTTTCACAAGGGAACGATGGACGATGCGGTCTGCGAAAGTGGGCGCCTGGACAAGGCGGAGTTTGGGTTCTCGAATAACGAACTCTCGACACGGAGAAGGGAACCACGTCCCGGCAATCAAGGCTCGTTGGATTTCAAGCAGGTTGTCTTCAAGGCGTCCGTAGAATCGGAGTACCTCATCATAGTACCGTTTTCCACAACGCGCTCCATGCCATGCGGCGTATAGGTTGCCGAAGTCCACGACCTGCGGCCATAAATTTTTTGCGGGTTTTGGCATAGGCTCCAAAAAAGGACCGGAACCGCGTTCAGGCATCTTACTTGCCGTTCCGGCCCCATTGTTGTTTCCCCGGCGCTGTTGGCCGAGGGGGACTACAACCCCAAATCACTCGCGCTGTCCACGCCCCCGGTAGGGACATGGCCTCTGGCGGGTGCTGATTTGCGAGACGGCCTCCAATGTTGATGTTTGCATTACTCGATGGATTATTGAAATTCAGGCAAAAAGGGCCACAGTGCGCCCCATTATTCCAATTGCCGCCCTTTTAGGTTGTAGCCCTGCTATCTTGTGTCCCAGGTTTTGGGTCACGAACATGTTTGAGCCATCCGCCAAGCATCCTTCCGACTTCGGAAACATGACCAGACCACACTTCATATTTATGGTCGTTGATGTAACCAAGGTTTCTGGACATACGAATCAGAACACGAAGGTATTCAAGCTCTATGTCCATATCCTGCAATGTTGTCTTTTTGTAATAGCGTTTGGCGGAAGTGATTGTGAGGTGAATCAGAGTGGCAAGGGTATTGCGTATATCCTGCGCGAGAACATGCCTTTCTGACTTTGGAAAGAGCATAACGGTCTGATGAGAATACTGATTCAGTTCCTCCAGTTTCGTCAGGATTTGCAAGCTATCCAATGCCACGAAAAAGCCCCCTTTGTCAGGGGGCAAGGTATCATTGGCCAAACAGACAGACAAGAGCTATTCGGGGCCGGCGCGAATATCAGGGGGCAAGTGCCGTCCCTCCCTCTCCGAAATGTACGATTCCCGGCAGTGGTTGATGTCACCCAGGCAGGCGGCCAGAAAATCCACAACGACACGAGGCCACCGCCGCACACCGCTTATTTCCCAGCGCCAGCAATGGGCGCTGATAGTTTCATCGGCCCACCAATAACCCGCGGCGCGGGGGAGAAGGTATAGCAGGCCAAGAAGGCCCAGAAACAGCCCCAGAGAGGCGTTTCCGAGCTGGTCTGCCGCAATGAGGCATTGCTTCGCATTATGGCGAAATGCGGCCTTTCTGGGGCCAAATCGCCAGTCCCACGTTTTCATGCCCCTGCTCCCGGAAGCGCATAGATGACTTCGATGGCCGCCACCTGTTCAGGAGTGGTACAGGCGTCCAGCATATCCTCAAACTTCTGCCTCTGGCCGATGATTGCACCGGACGCGGCAGAAAAGGCTGTAGCTTTGACGATGACGCGATTACACAGGTCTTGCAGTTCTATGCCACGCGCTTGGGCAAGCGGGGCCAGAAGCGGGCATGGTTTGCTCTGGTCGGAGAGATATGCTTCCGCCTCCGTCTTTTGCTGGTCGAAGGTGAGGAGTTCGGAACCGGGGTAGCTCTTGGTCAGAACGCCCAGCATCATATCACACTGGTCGTTGATCTCGGCCAGTTTTTGGGCCTTGGCGTGTTCCACGCCTGACAGCCAGGTTTCAGGATTCACCCCTTGGTTACTTCTGGGCATACTTCACCCCCTCCGCGAGATAGATTCTTTTGCAGGATTTGCCGTCCTGCGTCATTTCCAGGTGGGCAAGCATGAGTGTATCGCCGATGGCACAGGCAGGGATGGGTTCGATTTCCCCGTTGGCCCATGTTGCGAGGTACAGGCCGTCATCGCTGTAGTTTTCAGGTACTGCGTACAGCTTCACATGGCCGGAAAGCGGTACGGGCGTAGTGAACTCCTGTCCGCCATAAGAAAATTTGATTTCGGACATACGCTTTCTCCTTCAAAAATATTTTCGACCGCCTTCGGCGGTAAAGCACGGCCGCCTCTCGGCGGCCTTTTCAGAAAGGCAGTGAACAGGACACAGTAGCCTAAATCTTTGCGAGACGGCCTCCAATGTCGATGTAGGCAAGACTCGATGGAGAAGTGAAATACAGGCAAAAAGGGCCACAGGGCGCCCCATCATTCCAAGTGCCGGCCTGATAACAAACACCATTAGCAACTGGCCCCCAAAAGCCGTCCGCGTATGTTGCGCTGTTTTCCGCCCCGGTAACAACTTCCGGCAGAAAAACATCATCGAAGTTGTAACCGTCACCCTTGCCGGAACGCATGGAAACCGGCCAGCCAGTGAGACCGCTGGAGTATGGCGGCATGGCAAATCCCGTGGAAATCCACGCGCGTGTGCCGTCATTCTTGAAAATTTCCGTCTTCTTGTTGGAATCCGCCCGAACACCATCAAGCATCTTCCAGACGTTTCCGTAGAGGGCGTGGAAGCCGCGGTATGGGACATGGTTGACCAGGCTGTCGGTGTTGACGGCATAGCTCGTTTTCCCATCCCATGTCTTGTCCACATTGCCGCGACCCAACCTGGACTGAGCATCGGTCGTTGCAAGCTCAATGAGCATGAGCAGGGTCAAGGCCGACCACTGATAAACATCCCAGAGCATGAACCCCGACACACCGTTGACGTTTCTGTTGGCGCAGTAGGTCTTCATCGTATCAAAGTTCACATTGACGAAGGGGAGTTTGCCGGGCCGGGAACCGAGTTTCTTCGGGTTTCCGCCTTCATCCGTGGCTTCGTAGCAGCCAAGCAGGTAGTAGGGAATCTGGGCGTTATTGTGCATGAACGCCGGATGAATGCGGAATCCCTCTTTCTGGCCCGGAGAAATAAGCTTGCACGGCTTCCCCGCGAACATTCCTTCCGTGGGGGTGAAGTCCTTCATCCAGAACTGGGGAATCTTGCCCATGATTTGATCGTCCACAATCATGCGCCGGATGCCCCCGAAAACCGGATTATTGTCGAAGTAGGCGGTGTTGGGCGACACCGGATTCCCTTCTTCGTCAATGTTGAACCAGAGGCCGGCGCCGCCGCCTGTTGCCACACGGCAGATGCCGATAATGGGACTTGTATTGCCGACAAGGATATTCTCGAAGAGGGCGGCGTGGGCGGATTCGCTGGAATCGTGCGCGGAAACGGCAGCCTTCGCTTTTTTCTCCACAAACTCTGAAATGGAGGCCGTACCGCCATCTTCGGCCCCTCCCTCTTCACCAGGAAGAGAAAAGCCGGTGATGTCGTCCATCGTATGATGGTGAGGCTTCGGATCGCGCGCGTCCGAAAGCCGGTCATCATTATCCGCTACGGCTCCGATGTCCGCAGGGGTGAGGGCATCAGCGGCGCCTGCTGCATGTGTCTTGGCGTGTGCCACCAGATTGATTTGCCCGTCAGACTCACCGATTTTGTCATTGACGGCATTGGCAGCGGCGGCAGCAATCATCTGATACATGGCACTGTCGGGATTATCCAGACCATGCGCCAGGGGGCTTTCGTTATGGGCTGCAACAGCCTCGGCAATCTGGGAGGCGGATGCGCCGCCACCAATGGCCCCCCCGTGAGCGCTGGAATCGGCTTCGTGCTCCGCAAGTCGGGCAAGCGCCCTGGCTACATCGCCGCCAAGCTGTTCCTGGGCGGACGCAAGCGCATCTGCCCCCTTATCCAGTTTATCGGCGACATCCTGCATCGTGGGCTGCATGTCGGGGATTTCGTTTTCGGGCATTGTCATCCTCTGTTTGCCGGGCTTGCCGGGCTATAGGTGTCTTCATCCCCCGCCGCCGCGCTTCCGGTAAGGGCGAGGGTCGTAAGCCGACGGGAAAGATGTATCATCCGCGTGGTGGATTCGGCGTGCAGGATGAGCGTTCTCCGGGTATGCCTTTCAAGCTGCTCGGAGAGCGCTTCCATCTGTCTGACTGTGGCAATGTCGGCGTTGGCCTTGTCAATTTCATCCGAAGAAATCATGTCCTCGGTGATGACCACCGCCTCACCGGGAGCCGACGCTTCCCCGTCACCATCGTCGCCCTCATCTTCTCCGGGTTCCGTCAATGGCATACCGGCTCTGACCTTGCCCAGCACGACATGGTGCGGTTCCGGCTGTTCCCGAACCACAATGCGCTGGTACCCTTGCTGCGTGGGGGCGTAGAACGCCTCAAGGCAGACGAACCATGTTCCCGTGGCCGGGATACGCACAAGGCCGGGATCGTCCATAACTACCGTGAGGGAATAACCGTTCCGCTCAACCACGGCTACGCTACGCGGATAGTCCGATCCGTGATCTACGAGAACTGACATGGTGCCGCCGGGTTTGAGTACAAAGCCATGATAGACGCCAGGCTTGACGATTCCGGCCATCTTCATGTTCAGAGCGCGGGAAACATATTCTTCCCCCCAGCGGACACTCTGGCGCAACAAGGGGGCGTCATTCGTTGCCATCTGTGCGTTCCTCCTCACGCGGGAAGGTTATGGCCGGGAACGCCCGATAGACCTCGGCAGGCGTTACCCAGTCGGGAAGTGTGGAGCAAACGGCAATCAGATCCCCCTCATCATCGAAGATGCCGATAAGGTTGTGGCGTACCGGAGCGCCGACAGCGCCTTGCGGGATTTCGCATTTGCACAGAGCAATCCCGGCGCTGTAGGATACGTCTACAAATCCCCGGTAAAATTCTCCGGGGATTTCCTTCATATCTGGGGGAATGTCCTGCAATTCCAGCTCAGATGGGCTGTATTCATCCACCAGTCCAAAGCCGGCGCGGAACTCCACGAAACGGGGACAACGCCCAATGCCCGCAGCGGCCATGCCTACCTTGTCATAGTACCGATTGAGCAGCTTTGCTCGTTGCCATACTTTCGGAGTTTCAGGCATATGCACCTCCTACGGGCATATCCAGAGGGAATGTATCAGCGGGGATGTCATCGAAACGCGGATAGCGATCCAGACGGTCCAGACCTTGAAATTTTACGGACATGGACACGTTCTTTTCGCCTGCCGCATCTATTTCCGACACGAACGGCGTGGGGCACGAGGGAAGCGTCGTCTTCTCCACATGGATTTCCAGTTCCCCCAGACTTTGACGGAAGATGATAGAGCGTTTTTTCTCAATCAGGTACAGGCCAAGAGGAATACAAGGCTCTCCTTCGTGTCCGGCCATATACCAATCAAGGGGCAACCAGTCGGGGGGAAAACCCTCTGGAGCGTGCCAATCCATGTGCCAGAAGCGCTCTTTCGGTCTGATAAAGGGGATGGCAATGCAAGGCTGCTCACGCTCCCATCGGCAAGACATCTTTTGCACGTCAAGCGGACAGGCATCGGCATCCGTTGAATCGAAATACGTCCCCTGAACGGCAAAATTCATTTCAAAAATACCGCAGTCGCGTTCCCAGGAAGCAACAGGATTGCCTTCAAACGGGAAGTCAAAACGCGCATACCAGAGAGTACCGTCAAAGACGATATGCAGCGGTTTGGCGCGCAGAAGAAGCGGAAGGGCCTTGTCGAGGAAAGTCTGTTTTGTCAGGCCAAGGGAGAGAAGGTGCGCGTGGTCGGTTCCCAGAAGGCCCCGTGAGGTAAGGAACATTCCCTCCGGCGGGACGTTTTTCTTTTCTGGCCATGGGCCATCGGCGGGGATGAAGCGCGTCCCGTAGGGTTCATCAAGAGGGGCAAACAGCGGGAACCAGGTGACGGGAAGGTCGCTGTAATGCCTGCGGAAGACAGAAGTGATAATCAGTTCGAGGTCTTTGTACTCAAGTTCAAGACGCCTCCAGGCAACAGCAATGGGGCGGTCTTTCGACCGCGGCATGTCCGCCGCAAAATAGTCGCCCATTTCGCGCAGTTTGCGCGCCAGGTCGGCGTCATCAGCACTGAAATATGAGCGGAGAGCTTCAAGCCGTACAAGCTGCGGGTCAAAGTCCTGCTCCCAGATTGTCTGGGTGCTTTCGGCCAGCCCCAACCAGCGGTCTTCTTTTTGCTTGCGAGGCGTGAGCCTTTTGACGAGCCAATCTTTCATTTCGCGCCTGATTCCCGGCTTCAATGCACGGTGCGTACATTTTTCGCCAAGGATAGAGGGCGATTATTGGCCGCATCAACGAAAACCAGCGCATATCTGGCATATTTGCAGTTTGCATAAATATAGCCTTTTGGCTATATTTTCCGCATGGAATGGGAAGTGGAGTACATGAAGGATGGATTATTGGATGGCCAGGAATTTTAAACTGCTTGAAGCGAGAATGTCGCCGGAAGCCCTGGCGCGTTCAACGGCAAAGGCTGACGAAATGTTGAAAGAGATGCGGCTTTCCGAATTACGAAAAGCGCAAGGATTGACACAGAAAAACCTGGCGGAAATTCTTCATGTGCGCCAGCCGACTATCGCAAAGATGGAAAAAAAGACAGACATGTATATTTCCACGTTGAGAGAACATATTGAAGCGATGGGCGGCGAACTTTATGTCATTGCCAAATTTCCCACTGGAAGCGTAAAAATAACCAATTTTTACGATATGGAGGTTATGTGAGATACGCGATTTGAATTTGTGAATTATCAAGGTCGAGACTCACCATCTGGTAAATGAGGTTGGCCTCAAAATGCCCTTCCGGGACAGCCTCGAACCATGCTCCGGTTTCTTTTTCAAAGTGCCCTGTGGACTGGATGCACTCGTAGATTTCGGAGACAAGCACCTTGTCGCGCCGATACAGCGAATCGCGGCCATATGCCCGCATGAGGGCCGCGCGAACGTCTTCATCGACCTCCGAAAGCACCTTGTCCGACAAGACCCGTGCGGTAAGTCTCAGCGTGAAGGATACATGCTCCGGGTTGTACCATTGAAAGTTGCGGCATAGCATGGGAACATCCGCAATGGCGTTCATCACGTCCTGCACTATGCCTTCTCGCGGGGCGTAGGCGCATATCCAGATTTTATTGATGTGTTCGAGCTTTGGCCCCCAAAGGCGTTCCGCTTCTTCTTCACCCCATGCCCGCACAAAAACCACTTCCGGGAATCGGCGGCGAATGAAATATTCGTAGTCGTTGTCCCAGACAAGCCGCTCGTTGTACACGGACCAATAGTGCAGGTTTCGGCGCATTTCTTCTGTTGATTCCTGCGCCTGACCGTTTTGGATGGTTGTTTCCACCTCAATATTGAGAGATGCCGGGACACCGGCAACATCAACGATTTCTTCCAGGGGATAAAGGTATTGCCGCTCCAGAAGAAGCGTGTCCCCATCCGTGTACTTGATGTCAATCCGCACCTGTGCGCCCTGTGGCGGAATTTTACCAAAGGTGCCATTGCCGAACCTGATGCCTATCTGATCGCTCACATGATAGAACTCGTCCCAGACAAAAGAATCCCGATATGCGTTCGTCAAGAGGCGGCTGTACTCCCATTTCCGGAATCCATCTCCGCTATCAACCCAGACTTCGAGGGCCATTACTTTCGGGGTTAGAGCCTTGTCGATAAGAATCTCATAAAACGGCTTTTCTTCGCTTACGGTATGAAGAATTGAGGTTTTTCCGTACTGTGTGACAGGAGCGGCCACCTTGCTCTGCGCGGGGACAAGCAGCTTGAGACCCAACGTATAGGGAAGCTGCGCATCGGACACGAACTCGCGCCCTCTCTTGAGCAGGACAGGGCGCGGCCCCGCATTGGTGAAAAGAACCGTCCCTTCGCTGGGTTTGGGCTTGCGGGGAAGATATTCACGGTCTTCGGCGTGGGCGACAAGGCTTGAACGATTCAGAGCCGTTCCGATGAACGCTTCCTGGCGTGCGCGCTCGATTTTGAAGTTTGCATCTTCGACGGTCCACCCCATGAAAATGGCAAGATGCTGTACGAATTGCGAATTTGTAAGACTTTTCCACGAGGGGAGGGAAGACAGGAGCGTCTTCAGTTTATTTGCAACCTGTTCGTTCAGAATCATGATTTTCCCCTACAGGCGGATTTCCTCTGCCTGAAACCCGAATTGGTGCAGAATTTCAATACGGCACAAATCAATGTCCATCACAACGACATTCACGCCCTGCAAGATGATGCCCTCCACATCAATGGGCAATTTCCGCGCGATTGCCATTTCCATGAGTACATCAAGGTCGCCGCCCTTGCTGAGAGGGTCATGCCTGAACGGGGTGAGGTTATGCCCCCACGCCGGATAGTGCGCCATTGTCCCTTCCGGGGTATCAAGCCATTCCCTGATACGCTCGCTCATGGCATCGCCATCGGAAAATCGCTCAACATCGTCCCCTGGTGAGGATTTGAGCATTCGCTGTGCTTCAATCATGGTTATGCCCTATCGTGAGCGAGAGCCAGACAGAACGGATCGTCGTAGTCCATTGGAATATTCGGCGAACTCGCGTTTTCCGTATCTCGTTCCTTGCCTGTCGCATTTTGCCTGGTCACATCCACAAGCTGCGTGAGCAGCGCGATAACCTGCGAAAAATCAATTTGTTGCGGCGCGGCGAAAGGTTCAGGCCGAATCGGTTCCGGTTCTGGATAGCGTTGCGACGCCTGCGGCTGAACCTCTTGCACCGCCACAGTTTGCACTTCCTGCGGTGCGGCTGTGGCAGGAGAGGCGGAAGCAACAGAGGTCTGTTCCTTTTTCTCTGGGGACGCTTCGCGCGCTTCTGTGCCTGTTTGTCCCACGTCTGCAACGGTTGCACCTTCCGAGGGCTGAAATTGGCTTGCATCCGCAAGTTTTGTAATGTCTGTACCGTACAGATTGGCGCGTCCGTTCCACTTCTTGTACCATTCCTCATAATCTGTAACGGTGACACCCTTGCGACTGCTGGATTCCGAAACCATCATCCTTCCGGTTTCGGCGTCCCGGTAGGTCTGGACAATATGGTCTATGCCGCCAAAACGGCCTCGGTCCCATCCCTTGTCGCCCGTGTCCATGCCAATCATCATGCCCTCGCGCACCCTGTCCGGCGCAAGAGCATCGTTGGACAAAAGTTCGCCTGTCGCTTCACTGACTGTCTGAATCAGGCCGGCGGCGCCACCATTAGCCCCCTTTCGCAAGACGGCCTGCGCTTCTTTTCCGTAGATTGGCTTACCGCTTTCGGCGTTCACCGCCTCCATCATGTTTCGGGTGTTCTCTGTCACCCAGCCTGAGCAATCAATGCCGCCAGAGCCAGAGTTTTTACTGCCGAAACTGTAGCGCACCCCACGGTCGATGGCTTCTTGTGTCCCAAGCTGCAAGGCCTGTGATGTCGCCTCCACGGCTGTTTGGGGCATTTGGGCAGCACCACGCCGCTCCCTTTGCAGCATTGCCAGAGCGACCTGACGTTCGTCGGCAAAACGGTTGCGAGCGGATTTCTGAACTTGGACAGTTGAAGAACTGAATTGCGTTGCCCGATCCGCATACAGGGCATTGATAAACTCTTCATCGCTCATGCCCTGCTTGAAGTTTCGGTTGATCAATTTTGCTGCGCCGCCCGCCCCATGCTGGACGGACGTGGACCATAGAACGTCCTGCAACGCCTTGGACCCTTCGACACGCTTCCGTAGTTCTTCACTTTGAATACCGGCAAATGCGGGATCAAAGTGAGTCGCCTTGATGAAATCATGTTCCAGGGTTCCGAGCTTGCCTTCCCGCTCAAGGCTCCGCCATGTATCCACAGCCGCGCCTGATTTGCTTCCCGTGTTCAAGGGGCCGGAGGAGCGCATTCTGGCTGCGACTTCTTTTCCGTTTTCTCCACCATTTCGTTCGGCCCAGCGGAGAAAGGCATCCATTGTGCCGGTATTGGATGCAATTTGGTATTTTCCGTATGATGTACCGCCGGTACGATCATGGCCTATGGCGTCGCTGCCGTGGGCGCCACTCTCGTACTGTGCGGACAGCGCGCCAAGCTCCTTGCCCATGATGGCTTGCGCCCGTCTGGTTGCCCCCGTGTCCGAGCGTGTGCTCCGGTCGCCATCGCTGCTGCGGCTCCCGCTGTTGTCACCCCCGAAAAAGCGGGAGAAGAAGCCGCCCGCAGAAGCAATGATACCCGGCTTTTCTTTTTCCCTGATGTCATCATCAATCGTGTCTGTAAGTTCGGAAATGGCTTCGGTGAGCTTGCCGAAAAGCCCTTCCGAGCCTTCTTCATCGTCCGAAGAGAAGAGCGAGGTCACACCGCCCCACGCATCGGACAAGGTGGAGCCAATGGAATCGCCGAAGTCAAAAATACCCCTGGCAATATCAGACGTGGAAACCTCGAAGCCGAACAACCCCGCCGCCCCGGTGAGCAGACCTCCCATATCGAGGATATTTGCCGCCGCCGCGCTCGCCTTCTGCCCTGTGGAGGCCTCTTGCCCATCTTCAAGGCCGAACGCCTCCCGGTGCATGTCGGCATCATTCCAGCCGGATACGCCGTCATAAAGCGCCATACCCGCGGCAAGGACCTGTCCTGCAATGGGAATGGCTTTCGCGGCCCCCAAGGCTCCTTTTGCGCCAAGCCCCAGGGCTTTTCCTGCCGCGCCTGCGGCCTTCCCGGCGCCGGGCGCGGACAATGCCGCGCTGCCAATATCAATGGCGGAACTCACGGGATCGCCGTTGAAAACCGACGCGCCCCCCAACAGCGCCGCACCCGCTCCCGCAAGAAGCCCGAATTTTCCTCTCCGCCCCGGCATCCTGCCCGGTTTTGACGTTCCTGCTCCGCGCGCGCCACGCCTGCGGCCCATGCGGTCAACAAGACCGTCTTCCCCGAAGATGCCGCCTCCGCCATGCTTTGGCCCTTGCTTGACAGCCTCCACCAGTTCATCATGGCGCTTTTTACCTTCCCGCGCTTCCTGCGATGCCAGAGCCAGAGTTTTTTCCGCAATTTTGGATTCTTTGCCTGCCCCCTTGATGAAGCGGCCCTGTTTGTCGCGGTTGCCCCGTTTCGGAGCGTCAACTTTTCCCCCGGCCCATGTCACCACTTTTGCCCGTGCTGTCTCTGCGGCGCGGTCTATCCTTTCCCTTGCGGCAGTGACGCCCGTTTTTTGCGCGATGGTCTTTTTCAGGACGCCGGCAAGGCTGTCATCCTCCTTGTCGTTTTCCGGGATAACCTCTTTCAGTTCCTTGAGTGCCGACCAGAGCGGACCTCCAGCGGCCAGACCCGCCGCGTCCTGCATGTCGGATTTGTCGGAGGAGGCAACGGAACCGTCCCACGAAGCAAGGTTTTGCTTCAATGCCCCCAAAATGCCCTTGGATTGCTTCTGGGCAATCGCTTCTTCGCGTTTTTGCGCGAGGGCTTCCTGGCTTTTGGTGGGGAGAGGAAGCGGGGCGTCGGGTTCTTTTTGCTTCCGGGCCGCGTGCGGGCCAGTTCCACCCCCAAGACCGTCGTCTTGGTTTTTCCCTTTTCCGGCAGGGTGTGGAGCTTTGGTTGCGGAGCGCCCACCAAGAGGGCTGCTGGAAGCGGCTTTCTCCTGGTGAGCGGGCGGCGAGGGGATAATACTGCGGGATGGGCGACGTTCAGCGGGAGCCGTGCGGGCAGTCGTTCGCATTGCTGCATTGCTGTGGGCGGCACCTGGGCCGCCAGCCTGCTTCTTTCCCGCCTTCGCTTCTTCCTTCGGACGTGCGGGCGTGGCCACCGCTGCCGCTGACAATCCCCGGCCAGCGCCGCCACGGGTGTTGGCCTCGATTTGTTCAAGAAGTTCCGCGATATGCGCCCAGAATTGTTCCCCTTGGGCATCGTCCTGTTTTTGATTGAGTTCCGGCACGTCCTGGAAGGGCAGTCTTTTGTCTTCGTCCATCGTCACCTCCGGCCACCCTTGCGGTTCCTCGTGGCATTTTTGATGGCCTTGTGGCGCTTTATTGCGTTTTCGTGGAGTGCAAGCACCCGGCGAGCCGGACACGCAAGCAGACTGCCAAGGCTTTGGCTGTCATTCAGGCATAGATTGCTCAGAATCGTATCCCACGCACGGGGACTATACCCGCGGAATGTAGTCGAAAGCCCGAAAGGGAAACTGAAGCCGGATTCCCGGCCCCTCCTTGTCCCTGCCCTCCGGGCACCGCACCGGAGGAGTTTCGAGCAGGATTCGCCCGTCTTTGAAGACAGATTGCAACCCGTGTCGCATTTCGGCGAGGGCGTTCATCACCTTGCTGCTGAAACCTTGAAACTCGCTGGTGGACATGCTCAGAATGAATTTTTCGACCGGTTTTCGGCGTTCCTGCTCTGTTTTGCCTTCCATGGCCGGAATGTCGATGCAGGAAAGAATGCGGAGCAGGGCAAGCTGGCTGCGTTCCTTTCTGGCGATGGCGTTCTTTTCCTGCTCCAGGGCTATGATGCCCATGCGGGTTTTCTCGATGATTTCCGCGTCCACGCCCAACAGAGGATGAACGATGACGGCGTGTCCCTCATGCACCACGTCTCGTAGAGGCTTTCCGGCAATGGGGGTGTATTCTTCGGCCATGGCCGCCAGTTTGACGGATACGGTATGTGTCACTTCATGTCCCGCCGCCTCCGAACACGGCTGGCAGGCATAAGTAAGGGGAAGATCAGCGAACTGCGTTGTGTGCAGGTGGTACATGAAGAGCGCATAGCGTCTGTCCTCGACCGTCCACTGTCTGGGATCGGTGTATTTTTCCTTCGCCTGAAGACGCTCCAGAAAAAGGCTTGTGGCTTCCTCTTCGCAAAGCGGGTCAACCCCGGAAAAATCAATGGCGTCGGCCACTGTCGCTTCGGCGAGACGGACGCTCCTTGCGGGGTCGGATGGAAGGCAGAAATCTGGAAGAAACGACATGGATACCTCACAGGAATTGAGCGGGGCTTGTTGCCGTGCTGAACTGAACAAAGGCTACGGGAAATTCCTTGTAAGCGCCGTTCTCGCGGGAGCGGCTCGTTTCTCCCGGTGTGGTGGCGTACATTTCCCATTCACCGGCCAGGGTTTCCGAGCCGTCATCACGCTGCTCATAGACCCGAACCTTGCGGACATATCCATCGGCGCCGTAGGGCAGACCCACGGTTCCATCAGCATGGACGGCTTTCTCGCACCATTCACAGACGAATGCGCTTATCCTGCGGTCCGAGTTGTCCCGCATGGTGGCGGTGATTTTTACCGGCACACGTCCTGTTGGCCACGACATGGTGACCCCGCCATAGTTTTCTTCATCCGTTGTGATTTCGAGCGGGTTGTAGGCGATGTCCTTGACGTACAAATCAAGGTCGGCAGGTTCCCCCTCGACTTCGAGCCGAAAGAGCCAGTCCTTTTGAAAATCAGTGGCTACCAGCTTCCGGGCCAGCATCCGCAACTTGTTGAAATCCTCCGCCACGGCCCCTCCATCAGCAAATAACCAGGCTCACCGGCAAAATCGCGCGGCTTTCTTCCATCTGCTGTTCGAGTTCTGTCAGGCGCGCCCGCAATTCCTGCATCGAGGGCAGGTCTGGAATGGGACCGTCCATGCCGTGATAGGCGTCACGGGTGCGCGAAGTGTTCGGGATGTCGATGAGCGCTTCGAGGTAGTCGCCCACCAGGCCGACACAGCCGTAGGGAAGCGGACGGTCATCCGGCCAGTCACGAAGCCGTGCCAGCCAATAAAGCGTCAGGGGACCGGATGCGGCTTCCGGCGAAAACACAAGCTTCCCCTCTGCATCGTCCACAAACACCGGGACGTGCCGAAGCATTTCGTCCTGGCATTCCGCAATGGTGAGGTAGAGTTCCGGGAGTTCGGCCTCTGTCGTTCCCGCGGGGTATCTGGTCTGAAGAAGAACACCCGCCTTGTCCTGATATTTGCCAAGGGATTGCCGCAAAAGGCGTCGCAGTGCCGCATCATTATTGTGATACAGCACCACGAAACGCCCCTTCACTTCTTCGAGCAGTTCCAGAGGGGTCATAGGTGCCCGTCAATCAGAGGGAAAGGGTTCCGTCCTGGTCGTCGTCCAGCCAGCTAATCCAGTTGGCGTGGAGCGTACCCGCCGGTCGCACGAGGCTTGCGCCGTCCTCAACGGACAGGTCGGCGCCTTCAAGTTCCAGCCAGCAATCTTCCAGAACAACAGTGGTGTTCCTGTTGGACGTGGGGAAGGACTCCCCGGCCAGACCGATTTTGACGTTCAGGTACTTCTTGTTTTTCACCCAGTCCCGAACCGCCTTGTAGGCTTCTCCCGAAATCACCTCCTTGAAGGTGATGGGAACGTCCTGCGCGTTTTTATAGCGGCCCTGCTGGTTGAACTGCACCCCTTGCGGGCCGTAGCTTTCGATGTTTTCGCGCATGAGCGCCGGAAGCTGCGTGGACTGGCACAGATAGCGAAGGTTCGGGTAGCCTTCGATGGTCAGAATGAACTCATCGGAAGCCACACCTTCGCCCAGAGCGAGCAGCCTGCGGTATCCGGCGCGAATCTTGGGAATGTTCCCCGCCACATCCGATATGTTTGCCATGTTGTTTCCCCTTTAGAGCATTTTGCTTTTGAAATTGGACAATTTCAAAAGCGGCGCTGCCCTCATTTCGCCTGAAAAGCGTGGTTTTCAGGCTCATTCGGCGCGGGCGTCCGCTTTCGCGGCCGCCAGAGCGGCTGTCGTTTTCAACGGCAAACCGCTCTAGGCTTGTTGGCCGTAGCCTTTTCGCAGCATGTCCTTGCTTATCATGGTAAGCGTGGAAAGCTGGATATTCAGTGTCGCCCGGACAAATCTGCCCTGGGAGTCAATTTCCTTGTCGAAGGGCTGCGAAATGGAATCTATCACCATGTCGGTGAAAATATGGCGCGTCCCGATATTCACGCACACCCGGTCGGGGATTCGTCCCCCCGCCGGTTGCATGTCATTCACGTCCGGCGCGGCCATGAACTCAAGCGCACGAATGGGCTGCATAACCTCGGTTTCCGGGTCTTCAAGAGCATAGAGCTTCAATTCGATGTTGAAGGTTGTGGGCCTGTTCCCCTCCCATGTCTGGCGGGAGTTCAGCGTCGTCACGGTGGTCATGTCCGTGGCGGCCTGCGCCACTCCGCCCGCAAGGGGAATCTTGTTGCCTATGCTCTCTCCCTCAAACGGCGAAGTCCAGTTCGCCGTCAGTTCCTTGGATGTGCCTGTACCCCAGACACCGACAACCGTGGCCTCGCTCCCCTGTATCCAGCACTTGCGGAACAGGGAAATACGGGTATCACGGTTGCCGATGCCTTCCATGTCGCGGACCTACATGCCGCGCCGTGCGCGGAGACGCATGGATTTTTTGCGATGAAGCCGGGCCGCCGCCGTGTTGGCCTTGCGCCGGGCCTTGCGAAGCCCGGCCTTCTGTGCGGCGGAAAGGCGCACCTTGCCGGAAATGCGCTTGTTGATTTTCACCACCTTGCCGTCGCGGACGACCTTCTGCTTGCGATAGGTGGCTTCCAGAATCATGTGACGGCCTTCGGGGTCGTCGGAGGCATTCTCGAAAACGGCGTCTTCACCGAGCGCGAACCCGGCAATGATTTCGTCGTCATCAGCTTCCAGTTCATCAAGGCGTTCTTTCAGAGCCTTGCCGACGCGAGCGGCCGCATCGGCGCTGGCCTTGCCTTCGCCGTTCACGAAGTCGTTGGCATCGGCCTCGGTAGCGCCGAGGCTCAGAAGAGCGTCAGGAACTTCGGCCCAGACGGCGTTGTAGATAGCCTCTTCCTCGTCGCTGATTTCAAAATCGCCGTCGAGGTCGGCCATGCCGATGATGTACTCATCCAAGGCGTTGTAGTTGTACTCGCCATCCTCGACCCACGCGAGAACGGCGGACATGGCCTGTGTGCGCGTCTGCTGTCGGGCAAAGACCTGTACCGCGTCTGTGCCTGTTTTCGGTTTGTCCGCGGATTCCAGAACGCCGGAAAGAGCCTGCCCGCGCCGTGTGGCCGGAAAGGTGAAGTCATCGTCAAAGGTGAAGGATTGTTTATTCATTTCCGTTCCTTACCGCATGAGGCGGGGTTGCCCGGCAATGCGCCGCGCCGCGCCGGTGATGCAGACGGCCCATTCGCAGTGCCAGAGGTCGATTTCGACTTGTGTGATGGTGATGATGTACGGCTTCGTACCGTCCTTGTCCGGCTCTCGCGGCGAAACCAGCGCGCCGGAAGTGACAAGTTCATCCATGATGGTTTTGAGCAGGTCGTAGAGGATTTCGCGCGTCAGGCCATCCGGCTCGAACTTGGCGATCCGCGCCGCCTCCACGAAGCGCTGGTCGATGTAGTCCAGCACATCGTTTATCCAGCCGAAGCGGAGGTAGGATTCGCGGAAGAACTGCGTCAGGTCGTCATCGGCGCAGGCTCCGCCCGATGTCATGTCGATGATGGGGTTGAGCCGTGCGGTGTAGAAGGTATCCCGGTTGATGTTCTGCTCCGGGAACAGCGGGGCGACACCCGTGCGCGAAAGGTAGCCGCGTTTCTCTCCGGCGGGGGAGTAGTGTATGCCCGGCACGTTCTTCGTGAATATGGCGTTCCCGCGGGCCTTTGCGGCGGCCATGGCCCCGGAAACGCCCCACACTGTCTTGCCGCCGCGCCACGGGTCCGACGCCTCATAGGGAGCATAGTAGGCCCGCGAATGACGGGAGTTGAGGCCCAGTTCCTTGAGCCATTCAAGGGCGCTGTCCTGCGGGAGGTAGGAAGGCACGTCGAAGAAAAAGCCGATATGGCGGAAATCCGCGATTTCCGCCAGGCGGGCGATGATGTCCTGCTCCGCAATGCCTGCCGCAAAAATCATGTTCAGCGGCATGGATTCGCGGCGAAGGAGTTCCACGGCCTTGAACCAGTCATCATTTTCGGGCTGGCCGCCGGACGTGCCGCCTTCAAAGCCGAAGCTCCGCGGCATGGCCTTCTTGTCTTCAAGGGCAAGCAGAACCGATTCGAGGTCTTCCCACGCTGTTCCTTCAAGGAAGTCACACCGAAAGCGTTTGGACTGTGTTTCAAGAACGGTTTCGATGTAGGCCGGACGCCCCATATCGTCCTTGTCATCCTCGTTGATGCCGACAAGATGTGATTCGAGGGCGTATTCATAGCCGGTATCATCCACATCGTAGAACACCAGCCTGAAGCGGCGCCGCTCCTTGTCCACATCCTCGAAACGGAGCGTGCGCCGGATACTGGCATCGCCGTCAATGGGATATACCACGAGCCAGAAGCCGTCATCGCCAACAATGACGCTTTCATTGTGACGGTGCGCGTCCTTCTCAACGGGGCCGGTGTATTCCAGCCATTCCCCGGTTCCGGTTGCGGGGGGCGTCGCCGATGCGGCCACATCAGTCGCGGCAATGTACTTCCTGCCATCACAGGAAACGACATCGCCGGGCGCATAATCCGTTTTGGAATCCCATTCGCCGCATTCCCTGAACATGAGGAAGCCGAGGGACGGATAACGGTATTCCTGCTGGTTCACCACTCGCACAGCCTGAACCCAGTTGCATTCCCTGGCTGCTTCGGAGAGATGCCGCAGTCCTTCCATGCCGTAGGCTTTCTTCGGCAGGGGAGAGCCAAAGGTGTCTTCCTGGCTTGTGCCCACGCCGAATATTTCATGTACGGTGAAGGGGCGTCCCTTGCCGGCAAGGATGACGCATCCCCCGACACTGACCGGCCCGCCGCCTGTCTTGTAGGTGTTGTCGATTGGCTCAAGGACGGTGATTTCCGCCGCATTGGTGATGACGCTCTTCATGGCTATTCACCCGTGCCCTGGCCTTCGAGGTATTTGGCGTAGGCCATTTCAAGGGCGTTCACCTCGCTTTTGGCGGAACGCACCTTGATGTCCCTGATGCCTTCAACGGATACCGTCCACCACCCCGCTTCGCCCTCCGTCACCCTGGCGCGGGATGCGAAGTCTTCCGCGCTCATCGGTTCGGCGCCGTCTTCCGCCTCTCCGGCGAGGGAACCGGAGAGGGTGGCGGAAGCGGAAGACGCATTGGGGGTGTCATGGGCGCCGGAGGGTACGGCGACGACCGGAGGCTGGGCACTTTTCCTCTCCACGAGCACACGCATCGCGGGATACTCTCGCCGCAGGCGCTGGAGCATATTCGCGCTGCCGGGCGTATCGGGCAGTTCCACGTTCACGGTGGAGTGTGCGCCGATATGGAAGCTGTGGCGGCCCTTGATGGAAAGACTGGCGGAACCCTTGTTTTCAATGGTCACTTTCAGCATCGACGTTTCCTCCTATTCATCGGTTTTGCCGGAATCGGATGTATCGCCGCCCGCTGCATTGCTGCCGGACACCATCTTGAGCTTCATCAGGTAGTCACGCCCATCGAAGGGCTGAAGATCGCGGTAAGCCAGGTCCCACATCGTGGAACTGGTGATGAGGTCGCCCAGAACGGCATGACGGAACGTAAGGGCGGGCACGGCATCGCCGCAGACGTAGCCGGTCTGGCCGTGTTCCGAGCCGCGGGCGAAGGCGAGGCAGGTGTATTCTTCCTGATTGGGATCGCAGTAGAGGTCAAACTGGCCGAAGACGCGCCCCACATAATGGGGCTGCGGCACGCTGCGATAGCCCGGCGCGGCCTGGAAGAACGGGGCCGGAAGGTAGCGGAAGACATTGACGGCAAAATTGTCGCCCACAAGACCGACAAGACCGCTGATGCCGTTGCGCTTCATCAGGGCGGAATCGAGTTCCAGAAGCGCCGAGTTCAGGCTTTCGTAATGCTCGCGCAAAGTGAGGTTTTCGTTCGGGGTTCGATTCCACTCCACCACATCACGCGCGAAGAAGTACATATCCCGCAGTATCTTGCGGTCCTTGTCTGCCGCCAGAAGGTTACGCATCCCCGACATGGCGAGGTTGTCCGCATCAAGCCCGAACTCGCGGCGCAGTCCCCAGAGGGCTTGCAGGGTAACGCTGCCCGTAATGGCCGATTCGTGCGGAACGAGCACACGGGATTCCATCTGGTGGTCGATTTTGGGGATGAGCTTGTAGTCCTTCTCGATGTCCACATCATAGCCGATGTGGACTTCAATGCCCGCCGCCGGGGCGACAGTGAAGTCAGCCGTAACCTTGCCGCTCGCGTAGTCAACGGAACCGCTGACATTGATGGTCGCGCCATCAAGGGCGAATACGCCGAGGATGTGGCCGTTGTTGTCATCATGGGCCACCATGTTGCGGTCGTGGAGGATTTTCACCGAGCCGGGCTTGATGGGCATCAGTTTGCCGCCGTCCGTGGCGCTGTCGAAGACGAATTGCTTCCTGCTCGCATCGCCAATGTACGGCGCGGACATCTGATCCATGACGGCGTAACGCCCATTGTAGCGGAAGTCGATGCGGTCTCCGGCCTGAAGGTCTCCGAAGGTGCTCCCTGCCACGCGATGGACGCGGAACATCTCCGAGCGGTTGAACTGGCCGGGAATCAGGGTCGTCATCTGGGCGGTGACGGACTGCAAGAGAACCGGCAGAATGAGGGACACCATGCGGTCTCGCATCATGATGCCCTCGGTCGTGCTCATGTCGGCGGATTCAAAGACGCCGGGCAGGCCGTTGCCCGCCTTGCCGACAATCATGGCGTTTTCAATGGCCTGATGGGCGCTCGCCAGAAGCTCGTCGCCGGGGAGGCGTCCATACTGTTGACAGAACGCCTGAAGCGCCCGGCTGTGCGCGCCGAGAATCATGGGCGCGCTTTCGCCGGTGCTTTCATACACCGAATTGGACACCGCCCCTTTCAGGCGTTCGGCCCTGGCCTTGCTGTCCGAGATGAACTTGCCGCTGTCGTCAAGGATGGGATCAAGCAGGGCGGCGCGCATCTGGTGCGCGCGCGTTACGATGTTGGTAACCTGCTGCTTGTACCCGTCAAGATTTTTGCTCATTGCTGCACTCCGTTGTCAGGTTGGTTTGCTCGCCTCGCAGCGGAGGCTTCCCAAGTCTGGCAACAGGTCGGCACGCGAGTACACAACTTTTCGTGCAGATGTAGCGCATATAGATTTGTCGCCACAAAATTGGCTTTGGATTTGACTTTATATCAAAATTGACATATTTTGGTTTTGGGTGAGAGGTGATCGATGTCTGAAAAGCAACTGTTTTGGCTTGGCTCATCCTATAATGATTTGAAGGAGATGCCTGAACATATTCAGGATATTTTTGGCTATGCGCTTGATTTGGCGCAAAACGGCAAACGTCACCCCAAGGCCAAGCCCTTCAAAGTGAAGGGGGAATCAGGGATCATTGAGGTAGTGGGGGATTATGATGGCGATACGTTTCGGGCTATCTATACCGTCCGCTATGATGATGCCATCTATGTAATCCATTGTTTTCAAAAAAAATCAACTATCGGTATAAAAACACCACAAAAAGATGTGACGTTGGTCACTGAACGATTGAAAAGGCTCAAATCTATTTTGAAAAAGGAGATGTAGCATGGATGATTTTATCAAAAAAGGCTCAGGGAATGTCTATGAAGACTTGGGGTATAATGATGCTGAATCCATGAAGATAAAATCCGCCATTGTTTCACGCATCAGCGGTATTATTGAAGAAAGGAAAATGACACAGAAAGAAGTCTCCAAACTTACAGGGATTCCGCAAAGCAGGATTTCCAACATCCTGAATGGGCAGTTCCGTGGTGTCAGTGAGTTCCGCTTGCTGGCCTGTCTCTCCCTGCTCGGAAATGATTTGGAAATAAGGGTCAAGCCGACAGGCGGGCATCAGGGAAAGATTGTTTTTGCATAGCCGGAGAGAAAACCATTCCGAAGTCAATGCGAGTGGTGATTCGTATTCCCGCCCGCATCATTCACACAGCCGGCGACATTGGCATCGCCGCTTATACTTACATCCTTGTCAAAGCTGGCAGGCCCGGAGAAGGCAAGGCCGCCGGGGCCAGTCATCTTGCCTTCCTTTGCGGCGGAAAGATTCAGGCTTTCGGCGGAGCTTCCGAGGGTCATATTCCCCTGCGATTGAACGGTCCCTGCCCCCTGGGATAGCATATCCATTGCTCCGGCAACGAGCAGCTTGAAATCCCCCTTCACATCCACAAGGTAGTCCCCCTGTACGCTCTGATAGCAGTTTTTTTCACAGTGGATAATCACGTCGCCGTCAGGCGCGATTTCCGCCGCCGTTCCGCTTGCCAGATTGGTTATCCGAGCCGCGCCGGGCTTTGTGATCTGGACGAGAACGCCGTTCTGCTGAAACACGATGTCTTCATGGTACACGGGAGCCGCGGGCGTGGGTTCATTCGGGGTGCGCTTATGTTCGAATTGGCCCGGCCCGGCCCATGCTTCGGGCGGCATGTTCGGATTGCCTTCCGGCGCATGGTGGACGCCTCCGGTGATGCGCGGACGGCGGGTATCACCATTGAAAGGAAAATCCACCCAGACCAGATCGCCGACCTTTACCGGAACAAGGCCTCCGTCTGACGGGCGCACTCCAAGGGGGAGCCGGTAAGTGGCCCACGGCAGGTCAGCCACGGGAACATCGTCAAAAATATCGAAGACGCGCACCTGGACGCGCATCATCCGCTTTGGATCATCGAGATTCACCACTTGGGAGACATACTCCCCGCTGTATATCTTAGGCTGTTGGCTCAAAGGGAACCGCCCCCTTTACGCGGCAGTAATACTTTTGGGCCGAATAGTAGTGTGCCACGGAGCTTATCACCACCTTATCCGGCAGGGATTCATCCAGCGGCCTGTCCGGGGTTGCCATGTGCCACCACAACTTGAGCACCATCCCCGGTGTGAGAAAGCCGTTGCCGTGCGTCTGAAAATCAATGGCAATGCGGGAAGATGTCGGACGGTTCCCCAGAGTCCGCACGTTTTGCGATGCGTTCAGGCTTGGGGCGTACCTGTGAGCTTTGGAAAGCACCGGACCAGCAGAGGGCGCTCTGACGCGCCCCAGAACGTCATTCCACCCGGAAAAGCCTCTCACGGCCCGCTCCTGAATCTGCGACTGCTGGCTTGGCCGTGTAAAACTGATTATCTGAAAGTCGGCGCCGGGCTTCCCGTAGTGGTACTCGAACGCCGGTTCTTCGGCGAAGAGAGCGGCAAGCGTTTTGACGTGCCATCCCTCGCGCCCGAACCAGAGATGCCCGCCCTGCTCCCCCGCAATTTGGCGCAGCATGGCGCTTGGGCGTTCTCCCGCAATGCAGTGGTAGTCTTCCACCACGGGAAACTTCCCCGCGTCGATCCTGAAGCCCGCGGAAACCGCTCCGATAATCTCCGCCACCCCCCGTTGCCTGAAAATGCGTGTCTTGTCAGACAGCGTTTTGAGCTTGAACACTGGGGAAGCCATGAGATTGAGCTTGAGGAATCTGTCGGCGGACGGGTCGACCATAACCGTGAACTTCTGCTTTACGTTCATTCCGTCCATAGCCCAGTCATCCGAGAGGTGCGCCTCTATCTCGTCCTGCTCCCTGATTTGAAGTTCATCCTTGAGATAACGGTTGGGGTCATCCCAACTCATAATGAGCTTCGGACCGTCCAGACCGAGGGTTTCAATATAGTTCGATTCGCGCAGAAACCCGATGTCGAACTCCTTGCCGGAACGGACGTGGATGAATTTTTTGAACAGAGTGTCATCAGCCATGAATTTTGCCCTTCAAATCAGTCGCACCTGGCCGAGCGCCGTTATTTCGTCCACGGGCTGCACTTCGCGCCCATAGAGGACTTGCGTGTTTACCTCCACAAGCGCACGGGCGGCCCACAAGCGGCCTTCGGCCTGCTCTCCGCTCGCATTGTCCGCCTGGATTTCCCTCGGCACCGAGATGGAAGCCGGAATCTCTATTGGCTCGCTGCCGAGCCTGTAGGGGACGCTGAACCGGCTGTACTTGCGTCCACGGTGCGCCACATAGGCAAACCAGGCCAGGGTGATTTTATCCAGTGTGGGTTTGTCCCACGCGCACCAGAGAAGCGAATATGACAGCGTGACAGGGATTGAACTCAACCGCATGGCCCGCGGCGTATCATCAATGTGCCGTTCCACATCCAGTACGACAGGCTTTTCGTTCTGATTGCCGACGATGCCGGGGGAGCGGTAGTAGGCAACGACAGGGAGATCAGGCACCTTCTTTTTGCCGGGATTATGCCGGGCAATCCGCCGTATGAGCGAAGGAGGGTCTTCATTTTCCGCCCTGAAAATTTTGTCCCTGGCCGGGCGGTTCAGGAAGCGCCGGAAAGCCTCTGGCTTGTCGTCCCGAAGTCCGTCATACGCGCCGACAATGACGCCGCCCACGGCGAAATCAACAGCCTGGAGGTCACTGATCGCGTTTGCTTCGGCCATTACAGCACCCCCACGCAATCATCTTCGGGTGTATCCGGCTCCCTGTCTTCTGTTTCCTGTTCAGGCGTGTTCGGTACCTCCCCAAGCGCGGGTAATGGCGCACAGACATAGACAGTTCCCGCCCCGGACACCCGGCCAACAGCCTTGCTGTTCAAAACGTACACTGTGCGGATTTCCGGCTCATCGGCGTCAGGCGTGGCGTATTCGCTCCACTGGATGAGGGAGTAGTTATGCACGGGCATGGAGAGGAGGATATTCATTGGAGCGGTGGCGCCGAGAAAGCTGTTTGCCACTTCACCTGCCAGCACCTCAAATCCGAGGCCTTCCTCCGGCACAATCATGGCCCGGCCAAGCACAGGCTCCCCATACTTCTGCGCGCGCTCCCCGGCATCAAGGCTGCCCACAGGGTCGTCCGCAACGGCAACCGTTTCTTCGTCGCCCGGAATCGCCGGGAAGATGAGGCAGTCAAACGCCTTCGGGTCGTGTGTAAGCATGGTTTGCAGGTCTTCGGCCAGTATTCGGGCCGGCGCACGGAAATCCCGCGGATTCAGCTTCTCAATCATGCAATGCCTTCCTTTTGCATCATGCCCTTGAGGTCAGCCACCGAGACAGAAAACTCTTTGGCGAGGTTCTCCAGCCCGGTCTTGAGGTCGAACCCCGGAAGATTGAATTTTACAGCAACAGAGAGATTGTGGAGGCTTTCAACAATCTTTTTTCTTTGTACTTCGGTCATCGCTCCATGCAATTTTTTTTGTTTGTGCCTTGGCTTGAGCTTTCCCTGCATTTCCTTGACGCTCTTTTTCTTTTTCGCATCGGTAATGAACTCTTGCGCTTCACGGAGGAATTTTTGTTGCGCCTGTCTGGCCTCTGTCGGATTTCGCGCCACGCCGCGGGCAAGAGATACGCGCCGGAGTTCGTCAGCCTTGAGGAAGCGAGAACGAACGGTGTCCGCAAAGCCAATGGTGGCCGATTGGCGCTCAATTTCGCCCGCCAGCACAGTATGGATCGTATTGCTCTTGAGAACCCGGAGCACCTTGAGAACATGCTTGCAGCAGCAACCCTTGAGGCCGGGATTCCGTATCTTGGGGAAGTCCTGCTCTTTGGGCGGATTCACGTCAAAGCCGCCGATGGAAGTCAGGTAGCGATACCAGTATTGATGCCGCCCGCATGAGCAGTCGAAGGAGATGCGGCCCGTGGCAACGGTACGCGCCGAAACCAGAGGCATTGCCGTTGAATGGAGGGCCATATCCCAGTCTTCGAGCCGCACCCGCACCTGATAATGCGCCCTGGTGTTCCCGGTTACGCTGAAAAAGAGGAGGTTTTTGTTTACCTTGTAAAGCATGGCGGAGCGTACATTACGGCTGCGCTGAATGTCTGCGGGATCGGATGACTTCTCAAGCTGGATAAGAGGAACGCCCCGGACTTCACGCCGGAAATTCTTCTGCGCGCGTTCATTGGCGGCCACAAAGCGCTTGAGGTCGTCGATGGTGAACTCAACCGTGTGGCCCTTGCGTCCATAGGCAAGCACAAGACCGGTTCCTGCCCTGACATGTTTACGGAGCAACGCCGGAGTGAGAAGGCCTACCGCGTCTTCACGCAACTCGCGGGCCTCCCGCCTTTCGGCAGTGGCCTCTTTCTCAAACTCCTTGAGCTGGCGAAGGATGTCCTGCTTGTTTTCGGCCATATCGCCTACCTGCCGATGCGTTCAAACTCTTGATAGTGCTTGATGCGCTCTCGAATCCATGCTGTTGACGGCAAGAAAATCCTGTTTCCGGGGGCAAGCCTTTCTCTTGGATTGTCGAGCGCTGCGGCTACCATGACGACCCATTTCAGCGTGTCCAGTCTGTACACCTTGTAAGCTATGAGTTCCGGCATAAGTGCATCCGCAGGCTGAATTTCATACTCTGTCCAGTCCGCGCCGGGCCTTTCGGATTGGGCCTGTCGAATTTCACGGTACAACTCGACCCGCACAAGAGGATCTTCGATATTGAGAGGAGAAAGTCGGTCATTCATGACCGCCTCGCAATTCTCTGGCCCTGTCGGCGTCCCGCTGCATGGTGATGGCCTGCCAGGACGAGAAGGGCGAGGGTGAAACGGGATTTCTCTTTGCTACAGCGGCAAGCATGGTATCAACCCAGCGCCCGGACAGCGGCTCCTCAAGCATGGCGGCGGCCACGCACAACAGCATGGCCTTGTGCCCGCCGTGGAACTGCATCCAGTTCGGGTGATACACGATGCGGCCCTTTTCATCGTGCCTGATGTCGATGAGAGAGCCTTCTTCCCCTGCCTTCATGTCATACCGCGTGACAGATGCGTCCAGAAGCAAGTTACCGGAGTTCTTCAAGGAGAACCACCAGTCAAAAGACTGCTGGAGAAGTGTGCGCCCGTCCTCAACATCGTCAAAACAGACTGATGCCGCATGGGAGGAGAACGCCCCGGAGCGGTCTTCAACGGCAATAGCGAACCCGGCGGCGGCTTTCGTTTCCATGTCAGCAAGCATTTTGTTCCGCCACTGTGAGGGAGGGCCGGCAACAGGTACGCAGTGGGTGATGGCGAGCCGGTTCCCTTCAAAGAGGATAGCCGAGGCCATGTGCCGGTTTTCGCTGTCCAGGGACAGTGTGAAAATCTTCTTTTTCTCGTTATCCATGCGCTGCTTCTCCCAACTTTGGTATGAAATGAGGGCATGGCGGATAATTGGCAAGAAAAAAACGTATATATGTGATGAATATAGACAAGGCTTGTCTTTGGAGAAGTCTTCATAATAACTATGTAAATTAATTATAAAAAATAAATATTGCATAATTTGGTAAATTTGGTAAAAAATGTGCATTACATAATTTGGTCAACTTCAACCAGGAGATACATATGAGTAAACTCCCTTCGCTCCTCCCCAGTTTTTTAACCAACGTGGGTGCAGACCCTGAAGATTCGGTCGTCGTAGAATACCAGAAGGGCTTCGCCCAAGCGACAGTACGAAAACCGGACGGTCGAGTGCTGACACAACGAGTCTATTCTCGCGGTGGATTTCAAGCATTTACGGCATTCGATCCAAATTCTATGAGCCGAGATGAAATGAAGCACCTTGTCCGTGAAATGAGGGCTACGGAGCGTACCACGCAGGCAGAAATAGCGCGGAAACTCGGCATCTCCCAGTCCACAGTGTCAAATTACTTGCGGAGCAAAGACTAAAAAACGGCTTGGCCCGGTGCTACCAACACCGGAACCAAGCCTAACCACAACCGACCTTCACAGGAGGTACGATTATGACTGAGCTTATTATCAACCCATCCATTTCCTTGGTCAATGGTAAACCTACCGTAACCAGCCTTGATATTGCAGACCACTTTCAAAAGCGACATGCTGATGTTCTTGAAGCGATACGCCGTGTTTCTTCCGAATGTCCGCCGGAGTTCATTGAACGGAATTTTTCGTTGAATAAATATTCCGATGACATAGGTCGTGAACTCCCCATGTACCACCTCACCCGTGACGGTTTCTCGCTTCTGGCCATGGGGTTCGCAGGCAAAAAAGCTCTGGCTTGGAAAATTCGGTACATCCAGGCGTTCAACGCGATGGAGGCGGAACTGCTCAATAAGGCCAAACCCTCCCCCCGACAGAGGCGTTCCCGCAAGGCATTGCCCGCGTCGGAGCAGCTTGCCTTGCCCACATCTCCTACTGTTCTCGATGAACAGACGCAGAAAATTCAATCGCTTATGAATGAGGTGAAGCAGCGAGGGAACGAGTTCATGTCCTCCATGTTCATGCTGCAATCTGCCTTGCGCTTTCGCCCGATCAAGATGAACCCAGCCGTGCCTGACCTGCCCAAGGCCTTGGAACGCACTCTGCCGCAGTTCGTCACCGCCATCGGTATGAATGTATCCGCGTTGTCCGACCTGCTGGACGTGTACTCCACCACGCTGGCCGCCACGGAATAACCTTTTCACATTCATCGCCTCACCTCCGGCCCCCGCTCTACGCGGGGGCTTTTGGTTTCTTCACCGTCCCGCAAGCGGGAAAGCTCTCTTGCGAGGCGCAAGAGTTCGGCTTCTTCCCCAACTATGGTGGCATCCTGGTCGGCGGGGATGTAGTCAACGATGAAGGCGAAACAGCAGGTGTCGGATATGTCGGGGCTTTTTATGCCTTGCGCTTTCATCTGGTCCTTGGGGAGCATCTGGTAGCGCCCGCGTTCATCAATTTTGTAAGGGAGCCGGGAGGCCTGCTCGACAAATTTTTTGAGGTCCGGCCCCCTGAACCGCTCTTCAAAGATGGCTTCCCGCAGCTTGCAGTGGGCATACGACCGCAAGTTGAAATAGCGCCGCTGGTCTGCCGCCGCATGACAGGGCAAGCCCCAGTGGATGCGGGATACGGGGATGCCCATTTCTTCGAGTTCAAGGACAACGGTTCTCCCTGCACCGTCCGCGTCAACGGCTATCGTGAGCGCCGGCAGTTCGTGGTATTTTGCCGCAATACACCGTGCGAACCGCTTTTCATCCAGGTCGAGGTATTCATCGCATGAAACGGTTTCCACCATGCGCCGCGGGCCGCTCCCGGACACGCGACAAATGGTCATCACCGATGAATCCCTGTGGACACCTTCGGCAACGTCCGCGAGCAGAACCCAGCCCCACGCCTCTTCATGGACAATCTTGTTCGATACGCACTGGACGCACCAGCTTCGGGGTATGAGGTAGCCGGAAAGGTTGTCGGGAAGATTGCCCAGAACACGAATCTGGTACTCCGGGGAGTGATGTCCGCCGTACTCTATGAGCTTGTCCCGGATAAACTGCTTCGAGACGAGCGGGCTCAATTCCGAGTTCATGGTGATTGCGGTGTAAATGCCATTCCCGCCACCTTCCTTCACCGCGAGCTTGGTCATGGCCTCCGCGAAATGTCCTGTTGCTCTGGTCGGCTGTGAGGTCATGACGTACCGGTTCCGCTCATTGGTGAGCGCGCCCTTCAGGACATCGTGAATCACATCATCCACGCCGGAGGCCTCATCCACCACAACCAGGTAGTTGATGTTGTGCTGCCCCGCGAGGTTTTCCGGTTTGGCCTTGCTCGCCGTTTTCGGCATGACATACCATGAATCCTTGTGAAGCACCGAGAAATAGCGGCGGGTTTCCTTTACGAAATACCCGGCCTGCCACGGATACATGGCTTCCACGTCCGCAATCACGTCGTCGAGATACTTCCAGACCACAGAGCGGGCCTGTTCGATATTCGTGGCGGTGAGCATGGCATTGGAGAAATGGAAGACGCGGAGGTGCCAGTCCAGAATCCACGCGAGCATCGCGCTTTTGCCCGTGCCATGCCCTGATGAAACGGCCACGCGGCAACCGGGCTTGCTCACCGCTTCAAGAAATTCCATCTGCTGCCATGTCGGCTGGTAGCGGGAGTTGTCCAGCACATACGCAACCAGATTGTCGTAGTAGCGGTTTTGGAACTCGACATACCGCGGGTCGCGGAGGATTTCACGAACCTTTTTCGCCATCGCTGACGCGCTCCGGTTGGAATGAGCCTCCGCCCATTTCGTCTTTCATCTGTCGAACCTCTTCTGCCCTGGCCGGGACAAATCCTGTCCGTTGCGCTTCTGCCGCTTCCATTCGGGCCTTGGCCCTCTCTGCCATTTCTTCCGGGCTGATGGTTGCGTATGCCCCGTTGTCATCGGAGGGTGGCTCCGGTTCCGCCTTGGCGAGCAGCAGGCGCAGGGATTCGGGAAGGGGGTAGCCTTCGGCCTCAAGCGTAAGCGCCGCTTCTGTCGGGTCTATCTTCTTGTCCCGCACGTCGGTAAGGATTTGCCGTGTGAAATCGCTCTGGCGCGTCTGGCGCTGCCGATGCCGCTCGAACATTCCAAGGTGCCGGGCGAGCTTATCCAGCGCGGAAATCTTGTCATGCAACACCAGTTTTACATTTTTATCTTCGCCTTCCGTGAGCTCCTTTATCAAGGCGATTTTTTCGGGCGGAATTTCATCCATGTCGCGTAGCCTTACGCCGTTGTGGTCGAAATGCAGGTAGTCCCCGATGTTCGACTGAGCGATTTCCGCGAGTTTGAGAAGCACATAGTCCTGGGTGATATGCAGGCGCGCCACACGGTCTGCGATGCCTTTGTCTATGGCCTCCTGGATATGGGGCTTGGAAAGAAGCTCGCTCGCGGTGCAACGCGGATTCCTGGTCTGGTATCCGGCTGCACGGACGGCATCGGCGCCGTTCATGGAAATGAGGTAGTGCTCCACAAACAGCTTTTGCCGCCCCGTGGGTATGGGCTTGCGAGACTTGGGCGTCTTTTTCACGCGCATACCCCGGAGGCCCTGGCGGCCTCTGCCTCCGCTTCGCGTGTTATCCTGTTTGCAAAATTCAATACGCTCATGGAATCCACGCGCATTTCAATAGTTTCGTGGGTTTCTCCGCAGGTAAGACATACACGCCTGCGCGTAATGTGGTTATCAAACGACATCGTGTTGCGAACACATGTTGTCGGTTGTCCGCAACGTGGGCATTGATAGCTTCCATACTCTTTTTCTGTCATCCGTTCGCCTCTCTCTGTCGCAAAAGTTCAGCCTTTTGCTTTGAACACTCATTGAGTTGAAATTCCAGGAGTGACACGCGCTCCTTCAGAGCATCGTTTTCGCACAAAATGCAGAATCCGTTTTCAGGATTGATGAGGCGCACCCTTTTACAAGATTTGCATCTTGCCATTACCCCCATAGTTCGTGGCATCAACTATCCTCCCTTACGAAAACACATGCAGAAAATAGAGTAGAAAACCAGCTACAGCAGATAATGTCCATAAAAATGCAAAACAGCTACTTGATGCAGCCAAACCGCATTTCCCCCGCCGCAGCCCGGAAGGGGCGAGGCCAAGGCCACTGAAAAAACCCCATTTCCAGCAGGCGCAGCCTACGCCCAAGCACCGCGATGGATATGAGGCCTGCCCCTGGTCTTGTGAGCCAGGGGCGTAGATGACGACCCTGTTGAAGGCGCCACACTTCACGACTTCGAGGTGCGGCTTGTCTGAGCCTTGCTGAATGGAAATGCGCCCCATCGGACACCAGTAGTCCCCGGCCTCTATTTCTTTCACATACACCTCTTAATGCTGTGCGGTTATTTTGAGGAGAGACTTGATGTCCGCCCGGATTTCCGAGAAATCGTCTCGCAAGCCGCTCAAAACGGTTTCCAGATGCGTCAGTCTTCGCTCCTGGTCGTCTGTCCGTTGCGCGTTCTGGACGCTCGCGCCTTCCATGCGCTTCAGGTCTTCCTTGATGGTGGTTTCATGTCGGGCCACATCTCGCTCCAGCACGTCAAGCCGCCCCTCAATCCGAATCATCATTGTCCAGCCGGTGAGTGCCGCGCTGCCTATGCCCACCAAAACAGCAATGGCAATTCCAGCCACGACTTGCGCGGTAACAGTCTGAATCCCGCTTTTTGGGGTTTCATTGCTCATTGCTTTCTTCCTTCCGGCCTGGTGAGGCTCTGCTGGAGGGGGGTGGAATGGTAAAGCAGTGCTTCGCTGTTCTGGCTCGAACGGGATGCCCCAAACCAAAAAGCGATAATGATGCCCAAAAGTGTGCCCATTGAGCCAAGAAGGCGGTCAACCATTCCAGAGTCAATGTTGTCTCCGACACCCCAGAAGAATACCGCATAATGAAATGCGAAAATCACGGCCACAAGAAATATTGTGAGCCAGTAAAGGCGCGTCCTGTCCCCGCCATCAATGGATGCCTGCCGGGCGCTCACGCGGTCGGCAACTTCGGCTTCAATCTGGGCGGTTTTCCATTTCAGAATGTCCGCCCGGTGCTGCACTTCAAGCTCCTTGAGGCGAATCATTGCCTGTGGATCACTCTGGATTGCCTGCATGACAGCCGCAGGGTCATCTTCGCAACCGAAGAGAGAAGCAATGAGAGACGCCGCCCCGCCAGCGGCGGCGCCAATCGGGCCGCCCAGGATGGTGCCAAGGATGGGGGCCGCTTTGGAGATCGTCTTGCCAACGTCTTTCCAGTCCATCACGCCACCCCCTGTTGCTGCCCTGCTGCTGCGGTATCGGCAATGAGCTTGCGGCAATCGGCGGTGCGATTCAGCCACCCCTTGAGAAAGGCCGCGGACTGCGGCTTCGCTTTTGCCAGTCTGCGATACCATGCCTCGCGCCTGTCGAGGTAGGCGTACACGAGGTCTGCCTCGCGGCCCATGCTGGCGAGGTTGTTGCTGTAGGAGCGGGTAAGGGGGCCGACATTGGCCGCCAGCTTTTTGATGGCGTCGGGGCACAGTACGTTGATGGCTTCCTGCAAGACGATTGCGGCGCGTCCGGCTCCGGCGTTGACCGCAAAATCATAGAAAGCCATTGCCACCAGAGGCGGCAGTTGCGGCGCGCGCGGGATTTCCCAGAAGTGTTTGCGGAAGATCTGTTTGGCTGTGGCCTTGGTGATGGCAAGGACATCATCCCTGTCGATGTCGCCATCGCCGTCAATGTCCCCTTCAATCAGGCCAAGGGATTTCAAAAACATCAGGCTGACGCCGTACATGGTGACGCCGCCGGGGTCGTTTGGATGGTCGAAGTATCCTCCCTCCCATTTGGCAACATGGGCGTGAACGAGTTCAAAGGCCGTTTCATGGCAAAGGGCTGACATCGGAGCCTCCTTGTGCTGATTGTCGTTCTTTGCCAAAAAATCGCGGACGGAATCCTTGGGTGCAAGAAAAGCCCCCGCAAATGCGATATATTTAGCGCCTGAGAACATTTTTGTGGCCCTTGCACTCCAACCCGTGAGGGGAAAGATGATGTATGGTTTTGTATGGCTCTCGCACGACCCTTGTGTGAGAAGAACCGTGCGAGACACACGAATTACGGATTCATAGTTTCTTTCAGTGTCTTGCTCATGCTGAACACCACTTTCCGTGACGCGGGAAGCTCCATGGCCTCGCCTGTTCTGGGATTACGCCCCTGGCGGGCGGGTACCTCTTTGATTTTCAGCTTGCCGAGACCCGGCAACGAAATCTCCCCGCCATCCAGCAGTTCGGCAGAGGCCACATTGCACAGCGTATGAAGGGCTGTTTCCATGTCTGCTTGAGTCAGCGGTCGCCCGTATCCTTTTGTTTCCGCCGCAGCTTTTGCAATCAACTCCTGTTTTGTCATGGCATACTCCTTTCTTGTTTTTTGTATGGGTTGCGTTCAGTGGACACAATCATGCGTCTTCCCTCCATTTTTCCATGCCTGTTCCGGTATGCTTCACGCGATCCGCAACCTCGGCGCGCTTGGCGTTGTTGAAGCGCTCCATTGTGCCCACCAGGTAGCCGGTAATCCGGCGAATGCGCTCAAACCTGACGCCATCGCCGATTATGCCGTCAACAACAGGCAGCTGCAGATCAACCGGTGTTCACGATTCGTTCATATCGTTTCGCCCTCCATCATTTCGCGTATGCACACTTCCCAGCGGCCTGTTTCGCCATAGCGTTTTTCGCACGCCAGGCGGACCACCTGCCGGTCGTCATGCCAGAATTGCAGGCGCGTCATGGCGTCTTTCAACTGTTTCGTGAGGTTATCCAAGTCCGGCTTTTTCGTGTGCGGCTCGATTCCGCGCAGCATGGCCGCCCGCGCTTTTTTGCTCGCGCTCTTTGGCGGTGGAAACACGGCCCGAAACTCCAACACCACCGCCCCGGAAAACGGAGAGGCAGGCGCATAAGACGCCAGCAGAGCGTCCAGTGTTTGCTCGTTGGCCGCCTGCCGGTCGGACTTGAACGTCATGCTGTGGCCGTTGACCACGCCGTGCCGGGCGCGTGCCTGTGCTGTGGGGATGCAGGGCAGGGTAAAAGCAATCATGACACAAGCGCTCCTTGTTTTCCGGTTTCGCTCAGCGCCTTCAGCAGGCCATTGGGAAGGGCCGCGCCCACACGCACAAAACCGCCATGAGTTTGTGCAATAGCCCTCTGTACCTCCTCAGCCCCCAGAGCCAGCGCATCCGTTTTGCCATGCGCTTGCGTCCAGAGTTCGCAGAAATCCTTGTGCTTGAAATCAAGGCTTCGCGTCTCCCAATGACAAACCGCTTCCCAACCGCCCATGACACGCACAACATGCGCCGTGGTGGGGTGCATGTGGGGCTGCTTGTAAATGCCAAGGCGCGCAATGTTTTCCCGGAGCAGCACCCATTCGGCTTCTGCCTGCAAGGCCATTGCCTGCTCGCTTGTGCCCGAGAGGTTGTCCAGTTCGTGCTTCAACACGGCGAACGGCGGCAGGGTCTTGTATTCATAGCCCTCAATAACCGCTCGAACGGCGGCCTGAACGTGAGCAGCATCATACGGGGCAAGCAGATCAAGCCACAGTGACGCAAGCGCGGGCGAGAGTTCCTTGCCGAAGTTCTCGGCCAGGACGGTGATTGCGAGGGCCTTCTGGCCTTCCGTCGCGTCATACTCGTTCATTTCCAGCCCTCCCCTTTTGCCGTGCGGCGAGTACCGCCGCCATTGTCTGCGCGTTTTTGCCCATGAGCTGCCCCACGGCATGATCCGTCCGCATCGGGCCGTTCACCGGGAAGATCCCCTGCCAGCCGTTCATGGTCGATTGCTCGACGATGGCAACCTGCATCGCTTCATTGCCCGGCGCGAGCTCATGCAATTTGCCAAACAGGAGTTCCAGTCCCCGCCCGGTGAGAGGCTTTCGTATTCGCTCCCGCATGACCCGAAAGTCTTCCAGCGCCTTGCGCAAGGGTTCGTGTGCCGTGAATTTGGCTATGGTCTGCCGGAGTTCCGGCAAAGTGTTGCCGGTAGGGTCGCGTTTGCGACGTTCCGGTTTCGACGCGCCCTCCGGCACATCGGGCTGTTCCGGTATCGGCTGGGGGGGAATTTGCTCAGTCTCTCCCACAGCGTTTCCCCCCGTGGGGGGTAAGGGGGGTGTATTTATGCCTTTTGGATCAGGATCAGGAAGAGGAAGAGGGGCATTGCGTTGAGCATGGTCGAGCATTGCCGCTTCATGCTGCGGGCAATGCTGTTCGCATAAATCAGCATTGCTGTTGGCATGGGCTTCCGATGCTGCTCGCATACCATCAGCATTGCTCATCGCATCGTCCGGCATTGCCGATTGCACACCGCGCATCTTCTTCCAGCGTTTTTCAGCAGCGTCCCTTGCCTGCGCCTTGCGGAGCTCCTTCTTGCTGACGTATGCCTGCCGCTCTTCCCAGCCGTGCAGTGCGTATGTGCCGTCCTGAAGCTGTTCAAGCCAGTTCCCGGACAAAAGAAGCTCAACAAGAAGGCCAGGTTCACCCCGCCAGTCCGCCGCGATTTCGATGTCGTCAACGTCCATGCCGTCCAGAATGCCGGTTGTCCGCTCCTGGGCGCAAAAGCACCACAAGATTTGCAGGCTGCGCACGGCCTCAAGGCCGCCCTTGCGGGTCAGCTTGATCGTTTTCGGGTGCTGCCAGAAATTGACTGAAAAGCGTATATCGTCAGCCACGGCACGCCTCCCTTGCTTCGTCCCAGGAAATGCGATGAAAAGACGCCGCCCATACCCACGGATTGACGTTCCATGCGTGGGGGCCACTGTCATACAGTTGTTGCCAGATATGCTTGAAACCCAGGAAATACGTGCTTGTTGGACAGCGTTCACCCTTGATGAAATCAGCCGCATTCATCTCAAATTCCGGCATACTTCCTTCGGCCTGTGCTTCCGGCTCGGAAATGTCCTGAACCCGAATCAGCTTCACGTCTGTTACTCGGAGCAGCAGTCGGGCGCACTTCCTGGGCATGTGAATGCCGGGTCTCCACCGGACTTCGGACAAAGCCTCCTCTGTCCATTGGTTTCCAAGCATATCAATCCCATCAGCGCGATAAACAGGGGGGAATGCCGCGTTTTCCTGTGACCACGCCTCTCTCACCCAGATGACATCGCCAGGGCGCACCGGAGCACGAAAGATGTTGCCATCCACATCCTCCCACACCCATTCTCCTTTTCTTTTGGCCACGTCCTCCACTGGCTGTTTGCGTAACGGCCAGCGTGTGGCGGTTTTGTGGCCGGAAAGAACGGCGCGGACCATTTCTCCCGTCAAAAGTCGGGGATACCATTTGACCTTGTTGCTATTCTGGTTCATACTTACCTCGTTCTGGTTTCTTTCGGCTTTACGTCGAGCAAGCCCGGTTGCAGCCGGGCTTTTCTTTTATTTCCCGTACACCTTTGCCTTTGTTGCTTCGGTCTGGCATTGCTTCGAGCAATACTTTTGCGCGGACGCCTTCGGCGTGAAAGGCCGCTTGCACTGTTTGCACAGCTTGTCGCCCGGTTCCAGCACAAGCGGCGATTTTGTACCCGTGATGCGCTCACAGCCCTGGCATTCTCCGCGTTCCCCACAGGGCAGACGCCGCGCCCGCAGGTTCATCCGTCGGCAGAAATCCCAATCGCTCGTGTCGATGTTTACGGCAGTGGAAGGCGCGGGGCCTGTTACGGCAGAAGCGGGAGCCTTTTCTTCCGCCGGGGCGGGTTCGGCGGACGCCTGGCGCATCACCTCCAGTTCCGCCTTCAGCTTCTTCGTCTCCAGGGCATGTGCGGCGCACATAGCCATCGCAAGCGCTTCTGTTTCTCTGCGTCGGGCCTCATACCGGCAGTTGAGCCACTCCAGTTCGGCCCATGCTTCATCCAGCGATGTCAGCAGATCCAGCAGATACTTTTTACGCCTGGCTCTGGTACGGGCTCCCGTCTGCCGCTTTTGCCCGCGTCTGCGTTCCGCCGCGCATTTTGCGGAGCAGGTAATGTGCGCTGGATGGCTGGCTTCAAAAGTCTGCCCACACTGAAGGCATTTCCGCTTTCCGTATGCTCGTTCAGGCATGGTTCCTCCCATTTCTTGCATTTTGTTCTTGTGCGGCCATGGCCCGCATTATCCTCTGACCTATCCAGTGCATGACGTTGACAGCCATGCTGTTTCCGATTGCCCGGTAGCGTGGCCCGTCAGCGCACTTGAGGAGGTCTGCCAAAGAGAGCGGTTCCTTGCATTGCCGCGCCATTCTGCGGAGATAGCGCCGATAGGAACGCAGTACGATTCGTTTGGGCAATTTGCGGGTTCGGTAAGGGATCAACCGTGTAGTCGTCGGGAAATCCCTGGAGGCGTTCGCATTCACGCGGGGTGAGGCGACGTACCTGAAGCTGCGGCGTCATTATCTGCCGTGAATGAGTGCGTCCGCCGCTGCCGGGATTCGTCAGGCAGTAAGCCTGTTCTTCAAGGTATTCGAGCGTTCGGCCTTCCGTTCGACCACGCTCGGTAAATGCGAGGCATGGATTCTCAATGGCGACATAGGTCCGCTGCTTCATCCCCTCGTCGGCCCCAAGAGCGCCGCTTATCTGCCCATCGCCGCCTTGCAGCCGCACCTCATTGCGTGAGTTTTGGGTAAAGGCCATACAGCCCACCAGATTGTGATGTTCATCTCCGGCGGGGCCGCTTGTCCCCTTGCTCCATTTGCAGGATATGGCCTGGCTGACGATTTCCGGGGCGTAGCAGATACAGGTCTCCGCTCCGTTATTTCGCCCGCATGGGTGCGTGACTTCGCCGGAAACATCCGGGTCCTGTGAACCGTGAAAGGCAATGACCGCCTGCCCGTTCGCACGGTCGAGAGTATGGGAAACCTCTTGGGCAATGCCATTGCCGTTGGCGGAGGTTTGCGCGGTTCGCACGGCCAGGACTGTAGGGCCTCTGTCGGCGCATGGTGAAGCATCGGCGCCTTCTGCCGTCAATGACGCCGCTACAGCGCCATACTGTGAGCATGGAAGCATGTAGCCCGCAGCGGCCATCTCCACATTGTTCTTCCAGCTACCAGCCTTTTGGGGCGGGACGACTGCGTAAAACCCGGCCTGGGCCTTGTTGTCGTCTGGCCCACCGCCTCCAAAGCTTCCTGTCAGAGCTTGGCAGACATCGACACAGGCTCCGGGGGCAGTTCCCGCGCCACGACTTCTTGCAAGGCTCGCATCAAGGGTTCCGGCAATGTCCTCCGGCGTTTGTCGGCTCGGCGGAGTATCCCGGCGCAGGCCGTCGAACTCAAAAAGTATCGTTCGGGGATCGGGGCCGTTTCGAGGACATCCGACAACAAAGACACGGCGGCGGCGTTGGGCCAAGCCGAAATATTGGGCGTCAAGGATACGCCAGCAGATTGACCTTTTGGGTCCAAGCACATAACCAGCGTCCGCCCACCTTCCCCCTGGCGGGAGAAGCGGCGCGTCTTCACCGGCCAGTCCTCCAAGAATACATCCGAAAGCGTTTCCCCTGTCGGAGAGAACGCCCGGTACGTTTTCCCAAACAACGAAAGTTGGATCGCACTCATCGGCCAACCTCACAAATTCAAGGGCCAGATTGCCCCGTTCATCATCAAGCCCGCGCCGCAGCCCGGCCACGCTGAAACTTTGGCAAGGCGTGCCGCCTACCAGGACATCGACAATGCCGCGGTAGTTCGTGCCGTTGATTTTCGCCATGTCCCCAAGGTTCGGGACTTGCGGGTAGTGGTAAGCAAGGACGGCGCACGGGTATGGCTCAATCTCCGAAAAGGCCACTGGTTCCCATCCAAGGGGCGACCACGCCACGGACGCGGCCTCAATGCCGGAGCAGACGGACAGATAGCGCACGTTCATGCCGCACTCCGCCGGTATTCCGTCCACGGCACAGTTTTGAAGATGGCCTTGTGATTTACCCACCGCGCGAAGTCGCGTAGATGCTTTGCAGGTAGGGCCTTGGAACCAGGCTCGCGATATGGTTGAGCGAAAGGATCAACCTTCAGGGTGCGGAGAAACTCGACCCGCTCCAGGGCATCATCTACATCCTGCACCAAAACGTAGCACGAGAAATTGTATTGTTTGTTGCCGTGGCGGCGGATTGCTTTGACCGCCGCTTCAACAGCGGGCATCTGTGATTTGTGGTCGCAGGCAAGTCGAATGCTTTTCAGCCAGTGAACCCGCGAAAGTAAATGGGCAAGGGCGTCGTCAGCGGCAATGAGCCGGGCGTCCAGCCCTTGATTGCAATCAATGCGCAGGTTGCGGGTTATGGACCTCTCCAACTGCATGATCCCATGCTCATGCGCGAGGATGTTGTTATCCATGAGCACCACGTCACGGCAGTCAGGGCGCAAGAACTCTTCCAGTTCGGCATGGGCGTGGATTTTTCCTTCCTTGCCGGGTACGACGCACCATGGACAAGAACGGATGCAGCCCCGCGTGGTAAAGCCAAGGCTTGCTTTGAAACCGGGGTACAACGAGTAGTCCGGCATGATGTGTTCAATTTCATCAGGTAAATCTGAGTCAATTCCATACCCGGTGCCGCCCCGAATTACGCCGCGCGGAAGATTCGGCTCTTCTGCGGTAAAGGAGAAGACCTTGGAGGAATACACGCGGTCATAGCTGTCGTTCATCAAAGGGATGAATCGTTCAACGGTATCCTTCTGTGTTCGATGCCACGCCGAGAGCTTCATCAACGGCAAGTTCGGAAAACGTGTCCGGTCTGAATCATGGAGGGCGATTTTCATTCGCACAGCCCTCCCGCATAGGAAGTCGGCGGCGCTGTATACGCAAGCATGTCGAACTGATGACCGCCGCGCCTGGTCATGGACCAGCGCACGACTTCATCAATGTCTGCCGGTATATCGCTGCCTGTGGTGTCTTGGTGGAAAAACGTAGCCTGTCCCGAACGGCTGGAAGTCCGCACAATGCGTTCCCACTTGTGAATTTTGGCGATGTGTTCGGGGAACAACCTTGAAATGAGACGGATGTCCCGCTTGTTTGACTGGATGCAGGGCATACAGCCGACACGGGAAAAGCCCATGCCGTAAAGAGGATTGAGCTTGAGATCATGCCGCCAGTGTATGGAGTCCACATTCTCAAGCGACCACCCCATGAGTGGGCGGTAAATCGTCATGGATTCCGAATCGGGCGAAAGCTCCCACATAGGGTAACAGGAGCGTCGGCGGAATTCCTCCGCGCGGATGCCCTGCCAGGAAATGACGTGAAAGCCAGCATTGATCAGAGGCTCGTGAGCTTGCTCGTGCAAAACCAGGCGCTTCAGAAACCGAGAGCAGAATGCGTGGTTACGACGGGGGAAAAATCCCATCATCCGGCACAAATCAAGAAACGGAACCCCGGAAGGCGCAAGCCCAGCCGCAAGCACGTCTCGCACCCGCTCCTCTGTCCAGGGATTCACGGCTCTGGACGTGGCCTTCCCGTACTGCAAATACGCCCGCTTTCGTGCCAGTTCCCGCGAAAAATCGGCCTTCACTGTCTGTACTTTTGGGCCACCGGTACGCTCATGCAGCCGCGCGACATACTCATACGTTTCTTTATGTTCATTGCCGGTGTCCGCGAACACCGCGTCAAAGTCCCCTCCGGTTTTTTCCAGGGCTAGCAAATAGGTTGCCGTGCTGTCTTTGCCGCCGGAGACGGAGACGACATGCCGTATGGGGCGGCCTTTAGCTTGCTCAAGAATGCGCGAAGGCAGACAAATACTCATGCCGTTTCCTCCTCTCGGAAAGACGCCTGCTGCGGGCCGTGTGGCCGCGCATTGGCGATACGCCGTTCGGCCATGGCCACATATTCCGGGTTCAGTTCGATACCAAGGAAATTACGCCCTTCCTCAATGCAGACCTGCCCGACCGTGCCAGAGCCGAAAAACGGATCGAGGACGGCGCCGCCTTGTGGACACCCTGCCAAGATGCAGGGACGAATGAGATCGGGAGGGAACGTGGCGAAATGGGCATCAGGAAATCCCCGTGTAGCCACAGTCCAGACATCACGACGGGCGCGTGTCGGGCCGCAGGTCACACAGCAATGCACGGACTCGTCGGGCAGAGTGCGGAGCATGGACAGCGCGTCGCCGGTGAGAATGGTTCCGTTCATGCGCCCCTCCGCGCTTTCCAGTCCCACCACGATGGGGCCGCTGAAGCTATGTGCCGCATGTGCGGCGGCAGTTTCCAGTCCGGCACATACATGGCTTCAAACTGACGCGGGGACAGCCGTGTCATTTCGCCCGTCTCGCTGTCAAAAACTTCGTAATCCGACCTGGCGTTGCCACACTGCCGGTAATACGCAACGCGCGACGTGCGGAGAGAAACGGCTTTCTGGCATGCTTCGCTCATGTGACTCTTCTCACGGCTCAATTTTCTTTATCGCGGCGGGCCATCGCTGCGGTCTGCCGAAGATCAAGGAGTGCGCCCTCAAGTCGCGCCAGGACGGTTTCATACTTGACCGTTCCGCGCCGGAAGTCTTGGACGGCCTCATGGAAAGCCACGACTGCCGGGTAGTCCTGAAGCATTTCTGCTTCAATGGTAGGAGCGTCTGGCTCCACCGTTGAAAGTGCTGTCAGGCTGTAACCGAAAAAGGCGGCCATGAAGTGGAGAGCCTTGTAGTCCCCAGTAATGGACATGGCGTCCATCAGGTCTTTCACTTTGAGCTTGCCGGCGCTGGATGGGTTGGGGTTGAAGTCGCCATACAGCGCCGACTCAGAACGATGTGTATTACCGTCACGTTCCCGAAGTATGGAGAAAACAGCCCGCAAGCCTCCAGGGTATTGGGCACAGGCTTGACTGATAAGCCTTGTAACGGTCTGCGAAGGGTTTTCCATCTTATGATTCCTTGCCGGACTGCGACCGGGTATCTCTTTTTACATGAATATTTGCTGTGCATTTGCGCTTGTCACACTCCGAAGCACAGAAAAGGGGTTGTCGGCGCTCGTGCGGATTACAGCGCCGGGGCAAATCATTTGGCGACGATACCGCCTTGCAAGGCTACCGACGCCCGATGATTTGCAGGCCGTAGCGAGGACGGCGGCACGGCACCTTGCGCCGAACGGCGGGTGCGTTCGCCTGTGCCTGCAAGGCTCGCTTCTGGGTTACGGTACCGTACAGCAGAACGGTGAGCAGCAATGAGAGTACTTGTTTCCTTCTCATGCCACGCCTTCCTCAGCGGCTTTAAGCAAAAGAAGTTCTTTCATCCGTTCTGTCAGTTTCGCCCGACCGTTCCGAATATCCCGGTAGTACGAAATATTGATGGAGAGTGCCCGTGCTGCCGCCGAATGGCTGCCATGCTTCTTGCGAAGGGCTTCAAAGGCTTCACGGATGGTCATTTCATCAGGGGCCATGTCATCCTCCTGTTTGGTACAGAGAAAAGATAGCGCAAATTACGCTAAGAAAGCAAGCGTAATTTGCGCGGTTGAAGGTAGCGGATTTTCCGCTATTATCCTTAAGTGGAGGTGGGGATGTTTACGAGATGCCTGATTGAGACAATAGACGAAGCCGCCCTCGACAAATTCGGTGACTACTCCAAATTTTCACGGGCAGCATGGCCTGGCTACAAAAACCAGGCCGGAACATGGCGTGCAATTAGAAACCCACGGAAAAACGGAAAAGCACGGGCATTATATATTGAGGATTTGATTTGCATTTCAACTGCCTTGGAAATTCCACTATCAGAGCTTTTTTTTCGGGTTGAGCAACGCTTAAAGATGGGCTGGAAACCGTCCGGCGAAGTTAACGATATTGCCCCAGCGCGATCTGAGGTAATTAATGATGTGCCCCAGAAGCAAGAAAAGATCGCATAAAGTCGGAAGTTGAAACTGTAGTTCTTCCAAGCGGGTGTATATTACATCGATTGCCAAGAGTGCCTAAAAGGCGGCCTAGCCCCAGAAAGCATTAGATACAGGAGTAGCCATGCAGGAAAAGGCAAAAGAGCTGGAAGATCACCTTCGCGATGCGATCAAGAATTGCGACTATGGCTCGATTGAAGAACTTTCTCGCAATTCTGGCGTAGGTATCCCCACCATTCAAAAGTTTCTGGACGGTAGGGATATTCTTTTTTCCGATGCCGCACAGCTTATTGCGACAAGCGATGGCAGGATTGTCTTTGAAAATGAATGGCTTGATATGAGGAAACAACTGCTTGAGGAGATTGATTCCTATAATTGCCTGTATGTTTCCCTCGGTGAGAACAAGTATCCACAAGATGAAATATATTTTGATGAGATATATCCCAATATAGAAATAGAAATTGCCAATGGAAAAACAAGTGGGGCGTATTTGCTTACAGGGATTACAAACACTTCCATGAAAAAAATCAGAAACTATGTTGGTGCAGGCAAAACATTTGAAGTTACGGTAGCTTATGATAGTGTTTTTCATGTAAAAAAATGTCATTTTGTTGAGCCGAATATATACTCCAAGACGGTAGAGCTTTTTCTGGAAGAAATTTCTGATGAAAATGATGGAAAATGATGAGAGGTAATGTCCATGTTACTGAATTCTGAAATGTATACGCTGACTGTTATTATAGCCGGAAAGATTATCGGGATAAAATTTCAAATATGGATGGACGGTATTATCTGTGTACTTCTCCTGGGTATCCATCTCAGTCACCTCTTTAGCGGTTTACATTTGCCCACGTTACAGGAAAATTATTTCAGTAGGAGTTGATCCATTAAAGCAGATAGACGCCATAGCGGCACAGGTCGTCAAATTTCTAAAAAAAGGTGTTCCCATATTGTAAAAATGGGTTGACCGGATTGCTCCAAGTCAACCCGTGCATGTTTAGAAATTACACCTTCGGCGGCACATGGAAGCCAACCTGAATGCCAGTTGGCTTGTCGCTTATTTGTCCTTGCGCGGTCAAATGGATATGGCAGTCAATTCCGTCAGCGTCGCGTAATCCCCAAAGTGCCCCAGTTTCATTGCGTGGCATATCCTTGCCAATGGTAAGGGATGCTGCTTCCTGCATCATTTTTATAAATTCGATCACGCTCATTGTGCCGGATTTTTCTGTTTGGGCGTTGAAAGACCCTTTATTTATTATTGTTACACCATAAGCAACACACGCCTCATATTCGATCCTGCATCCCCGCGCCTTCTCCCATCCTTCCATGAAATAGACGGCATCTACACCGGCAATCGCTTGGAGCGCCTTGCCCAGATACCATAGAGCTTGGCTGCCATTCTCTGGCGGCGTATCAGTGAGCAGGGTATCCACCACCTCATGGCCGTCTGCTTCCAGCTTGGCGACAACTGCCACCCTCCGCTCCCGAATTTCCTCCGCCGATAGCCCCTTCATGGGCTGAGAAATCATCACTCGCATACGTTTTTCCTCCTTAAATTTTTTAGCGTAATTTACGCTATTTTATGCTTGACGTAATAGCGCAATTTACGCTAGTTTGTTTTTGCCAACGGAAAAGAGGGAACGAACTCCGCCGGAACTGGAGCGGAATAAACAAAGGAGACGGACATGGCTCAGATTTCATTGGACAACGGATTGACCTTTTATGGCCCCGAAGACGTGCAAGACCTCAATCCCAAATCCCTGTCTGACCTGTGGCCCCAAATAGTGGATCACATGCAGAGGGACATCCGCGAGTTCGTCCACGACGAAATCGCGCCCTGCACGGAAAAAGAGTTCCTGCGCCGCTATCTGAAGCGCGCGGGGATTGACATCATTATCGGCTGACAAGGCAGTTCTGTACGAACCTTCAAAAAAGCGAGTAGCTTCCATGACAATGACAAACCTGTCGCCTACCAAAGGCCAAGTTCGTGTGCGCTACATCGGGGCCGATTCGTGGGGCCGTCCTGTCTTCAGGGATGAAGAGGGAAACTATTACAAGTCCACGGAACTTGATCCCGATGGGGGCTTTCCGAGCGCATCACCGGAAGAAAAAGGGGGGATCTGGCTGAATCTCTGCACGTCAGAGCCCTGCGATGACCCGGAAGGCGAGCCCGGTTACATCGTGGCTTCCAGCATGTTTGTGCTGGTGGAATAGGTGGGCGACACCCGGAGTGTAGCGCAGCGGTAGCGCACCTGTTTTGGGAACAGGGGGAGGCGGGTTCGATTCCCGCCACTCCGACCAAACAAGGAATCTGTAAAAGGAAAACCAATGAAGCTGAAGCTCATGATCCGTTACAACGGCGCAGAGTATTTCGACTGCGGCCCATTCGACGAAGTGATGGCCCGGCTCCGCGTCGCCTGCCCGAACGGACGGATCGTGGAAGCTGTTCAACCGGCGGAGGAGAAGGCCATGAATCAGGTTGTCGGCGAATTGAAGCACGTTGTGCGCGACGCCACCAGGCATGGGCAGTTTCAACTGGCAGAAACGGCGCAAGCTCTCCTTCACCATATCCAGGAGAAGGGCTGCGTTTCCATGCAGGATGCGGACGCAGCGTCGTTTCTCGCAGAAGCTTTGGATTTGGTGGCCTGACATGGACACCATAATTGGAATACTCCGCCGAGAGATGACCATCCATCTTCGCGATGGAGTACGAAACGGCATTAGCGAGGCGCTGCGCATGGCGGCTACCATCATCGTTGTAGGCGCTACTATTCTGATTTGCGCCTGCATCAGCGTCCTGTTGAGGTAGTTTATGTGTTACAACGCCTGCCCCCATTTTGAACGATTCGCCGAGTTATGCCGCCTCCCGAAGGGAATGCCTTGTCCGCAGGCCTACGAATCAGAAAACGACTATCAAGAAGCCCTTGCGGAAGCGGAAGCTCTCCGTGAGGAAAGCGCGGCTTTTACCCACGATGCAAACCAATGGAGTTTGAGATGAGCGCACATCAGACCATGCCGGCCCCTCTCGCTGATCGGGCCAGGGATGCCTTTTCTCGTATGGCCGCGGCCTGCCCGGAGGACGGGAAGGTGCTGGGGCAGTACATGGCCGCCCTGCACAAGAAAAACGTCATCGCTCTGGGCGAGGGAGAAGCCTTTGCCCTCACCGATGCGGAAGGCAGAGCTATCAAAGCCACCAAGCGCATGGTGCGCCTGAGCGCGGAAAACGGCGGTCTGACGCAGCCGGTCTATAACGGTCCGTATGTCATATCCGCCCCCGGCTATGCCATGCTGGCCCATGCCGCCGGGGCCGTTGTGATGAACGCACCTACTGTCACCGTTGATGGTGTGGCGCAACAGAATCCGTATGTCCGTCGCGGGCCGGACGGAAGCATCATTGAAGTTCACTGCCGGGCCATGGCTTTCCGTTACAACGAGCACGGCCAGCCCATGGTGAGCGACCGAACTACCATTTTCGACACGGCCACCTACACCCTGGCTGATATGGTGGGCAAGGCGAAAAGGCAGAAAGACGCCTTCAAACTGCTCCCCGCCGGAATGCCCGCACCGAAACCTGCGGAAGAATGGGCCTGCTACCGGGTGGATGAGGCCGTCAACCTGTGGATGAAAATCACCCACGAGGAAGTCATCAATTTTCTGGGCCAGGTGCTCAACCGCAAGAAAAAGGCGCTGGAGTTCGCCCAAACCTTTGCCCAGAGAAACGCCTTGAAGCATCTTTTTGGCCTGGCCGTGGTGCCAGGGCAGGAAAAGAACCATTCCATCAGCGTGTGGGATGTGCCGGTCGTGTGCTGGGCGCCGAGTGACGGCGGATTCATCCGCTTCGACACCTCGCGCTATGCGGCCTCCACGCAGATCATCGAAGCACTGACCGAAGGCAAACCGGTCGCCCTGCCCGAAGCGCAGCAGCCCATTGTTATCTCTCGCGGCACAGAAGAGGTGCAGGGCAGTGATATGGACGATGAAGCCGATCCGCTCGAAAATCCCGACCGCTATGAAACGCCGCAGACAGCCGCCGTAATGCCCATGCCCGATCCCATGCCCGAAGAACAGCCCATGCCGACAGCGGAAGCGCGGCCTCTCCCGACGCCGACAGTTGCCGAACCGCCCCAGGAAGCCCGAACGCAAGCGGATCAGGTGGATCAGAACCAAAGGGATCACGACTGGACAGAGCGGGAACTGAAGGCGTGGAACAACCTGCGCGTCGCCCGTGAGGAGTTCCCGTCCGAATACGCCGACGCCCTGACGGAATGCGGCCTGCTCGACACGGAAGTGAATCCCGGCAACGCGGGCGAAGTGCTGCACACGCTCAACCGGATTCTTGATGGGGGAGAAGCATGATCACCCGTATCTACGCACGCGGCTTTAAAGGCATGGATTTTGACCAGTCCCTCGCGCTGCGCACCGTGATCACAGGGCGTATCGGGAGCGGCAAAAGTTCCCGCGCCCTCGCCCTGGCTCTGCTGGTAACGGGAAGCCTGCCGGGAACCGGTATCGCCAAATCCAACAGCGATATTCTCAACGCCGTGGGCAACGGCGACAGTCTGACTGTCGGGCTGGAATTTGATGACGGCGTGACGCTGGAACGCGCATACAAGCGCAAAAAAAACGGCGCGGTGGGCTGCGAATACCGCAACGCCGGAGAATCCGTCCCCAAAAACCTGTTTGAACTGGAATTGGATCGCCGGGGGGTGAGCATTGCCGATGTGTCCGCCTTTCTCGCTCTCTCTGACGCGAAAAAGGTGGACGAATTGTTCCGCCTGTTCCCTCCGGCAGGGGATGTGCGGGGACTTGGCGCGGCCATTACCCGCGCCAAGGAACGCATTTCAGAGCTTGAAAGTGCGATCAGGGGCAAGGAGCAATCCTGCCGGAGCATCACCGAATCCCTTGCGGACATGCAGGTACCGGCGGGCACTCTGCCGGAAGTGCAGGCGGCCATTGTGCGGACTGAACGCGAGTACCAGGCGGCCCGCGACGAACTGACGCGGGAACGCGCGCGACTGGAGCAGGCACAGGTGCGGCCGGAGAGGGAAAAGCCGAATACGGCACAGCAAAGCACGCTGTTTTCACAACCGCAAGGCGCAATTCAGACCCCGATCCAGAGCGAACAGGACAATACTCAGCCCGCTTTCGTCCACGGCCCCGGCATTGCCGTCGCCGCTCTGGAACGGGTGCTGTCAGCGCTTCGCCGGGCAGGCTGCGAGGGCTGCGCGGCGCAAATGGTGCTGCGACGCGAACTGAAACAACTTCGGACGGAGGCGACCAATGGATAACGTGGGTATCCTGGAGCAACGGGTTTCCGGCCTTCGGGCGCAACTGGACACGCTACGCGCCGACGAACGCCTTTTTCAGCGCGCGGCAGGGCTTGAGACCCAGAGAGAAAAAGATCACGCCACAAAGCTGGACCTGGAGGCGGAACTTGAAGCCGCCAAAAAAGCCCTGAACGACCTGCGAGACAAAAAGTCCGCGGCCATGCAGGGTACGGCAACGGCCATTGCCGAAAAAATGGGGCGAGTGCTCCCGTATGGGGAAGCCCGGTTCAGCGTGGATGATGATGGCACTGTTTTTCTTGGTTGGGACATCCCGCGGCACGGCGTCGTGTCCTACGGCGGCTTGTCCGGTGGACAGCGTGTGCTTTTTGAATCCGCATTGGCCTACGCGTTGACACAACAGGATCGCCCAAATGCGGTCATTCTGATTGAAGGCGCGGAACTTGGTCGGGAAATCGACCTGCTCCTGGAAAGCGTCGCCAGGGCGAACGTGGACACGCAAATCATCGCCTGCACCTGCCATGAAGTGACCGCCGTCAGCGATGGATGGACGGCTGTGCATGTTCGGGAGGTTGCGCAATGACATACTGCGAAACCTTGCCCGCTTTGCCCGGAGGCGTGGGCGCTCTCTCGGACAGACTTGCGGCTCTGTCCAGGCGCATCGCTGAAACGGGCGATCTGATCGCGGACTACCGCTTCACGCTGGCCCGTGCCCGGAAACTCGGTATCCCGCTGCCCCGACAGGCCCGGAGAGAAGCTCGGCGAGCCATGCGTCCCATAGAAAAGGCACACACTATGGCCCTCCTGCGACTGAAAATCATCATGATTGAACACGGGTGGAACTGATATGAGCTTTCATGAACTGAACGCGGAACAGCAGGCCGCCGTGCTGGCGGATGAAAAGCGCGTGCTGGTGCTCGCCGGAGCCGGAAGCGGCAAAACCCGCACTTTGGTGGAACGAGTGGCGCACCTCGTGAAAAACGGTGTCAGTGGCTATGAAATCGTCTGCACTACCTTCACCCGCGCCGCTGCCGGTGAAATGCGGGCACGGCTTGAGGCCCGCATCGGCAGGGAGGCCCGCAAGGTCACGGTGTCCACGTTCCACGGCCTTGGGCTTGGTCTGTTGAAACGCTACGGCCAGCACATCGGCCTGCGCTACGGCAACCTGACGGTGTACACGCCGCTGGAAACGGACATCATGCTCCGCCACCGCGGGGAAATGCTGGGTATGTACAAGGATGGCAAATGGGCAAAGCCGGGTAAACGCGCACTGGACGCTTTCATGGCGGCGGTCGAACGCGGCGAAGACGAAACGCTCAAGGATTCACCATTCGCGCCTCTGCGCACGACCTTTGAAGCCGCCTGCCGCCAGAACAACGCCCTGCCGTATTACGGACTGATCCACGGGCTTGTGCAACTGGCGGAAGCCGGGAAGGTGCGCGAGTTTACCAGTTGGAAATACCTGTTGGTCGATGAAGTGCAGGACCTTGACCGGATGCAGTGGCGCGCTCTGGACGCCATGCTTGAACACACGGAAGGCTCCGAACTGTACGCCGTGGGCGATATTTCCCAGTCCATTTACGGGTTTCGCGGCGCTGTGCCGGAGCATCTGCAATCCCTCATCAATGCGGGCGCATTGACCGTGTATGAACTGCGCTCCAACTATCGCAGTTCCCCGGCCATTGTGGCGGCCGCAAACGACCTGATCCGCCACAACACCAGCCACCGTGTACTGGAAATGCAGGCCATGCGAGAGACAGAAGGCATACTGCATTGCCTTGCAAAACTGGGTGAGGCGGATAGCGCCGTGCTGGCGAACATGATTGCGAAATGGCGCGGGCCAACGCCGCCCGTTGTCCTGTGCCGCAACAACCGGATGCTGGACAAGCTCAGCGAGGAACTGACGGCCCGCGACGTGTCGCACAAGCGCATTGGCAAGCGCACGTCGGCCCTGCATTCTCCCCTGTTTGTCAAGGCGCACGCGGTGCTGAAGTGCTTCGTCAATCCCCATGACGAAACGGCGTTTCTGCTGGCCCATGAGGGGCTGGGCGTGGATGCGGCGGAATACGCGCAACTCCGTGTGGCCGCGGTGGAACGGGGCAAGTCCGGCTTTGAGGTTTTCCGCGAAAATCTGCCCGTGGAACGTCTGGAAACCATGCCCTCGGAAGACGACGCCACGGCAAACGCTCTCGAATGGTTCGCATCCGGCGGATACCTCTTTGATCCGGCGGACGGGGACAGCCAGTCCTTTCTTGATTGGTTGGGCGACTACATTTCGGAACATCCTCTGGACACCATCGCCGACTATCTGGATTGGCTGGCGCTTGTCGACGTGCAGGACGAGATGCCCGGCAGGGACGAAGAGCCGGCTATCCTGCTTATGACCTGCCATGCTTCCAAGGGGCTGGAGTTCCCGTGTGTCATCATCGCGGGCTGCAATGAGAGCGTTCTGCCGGGCAAGCAGGCCGTCGCCGCCGAAAAGAAAGGCGACACCGCGGCCATCGAAGACGAACGCCGCCTCATGTATGTGGCCGTCACCCGCGCCAGAGATACCCTGATCCTCGCCGTCAGACCGGAAGACGATGAGCGTTCGTCCCGCTTCCTTGCCGAACTCGGCATGTAACCAGCTATTCCAAGGAGTTTTGCCATGCCTCACGACGATATGATCACCATCCATGCCGACATCCTGCAAGTCACTGACGCCGCTGTGCTGATTACTTGCGGAGGCGAGGAAGTCTGGCTGCCCCTCTCGCAAATCGACTTCGACGGAGAGCGTGGCGATATGAATGTATCTATTTCACTCCCCGAATGGCTGGCCGATGAAAAGGGCTTGTCCGATGGCGACGGCATGAAGCGGGCCGTTGTGACGACGCTTTCTCCCACACAGAACGTCTACCGTTCATGCCAGAAGTGCGTCCACTATAGTGACAATGAAAACTACATGCCTGATGTGTGCTATGGATGTTCTCAGGCCAACGGAGATGCGACGGAAGACCACTGGGAGGAGGCCCCCACGAACCCGGAGCAGCCTGAAACGGTGACACTGACCGGCTCCGTCATGAACTACAACGAAGTCAAAAACGGTGAGGCCAGGGAAGTCATCTTCGCCATAGGCCATGAGGACGAATACGGAAATTATGACGAAACGGAATACACCATTCCGCTGAACAAAGTGCTGTCCAAAGAACTCAACGAAGATGATGTAGACAAGATCACGCTTGCCCGTGCCTACGCTGTGGTGCTTGGCCTGGTGCAGTCAACCGAAGATGACGAAAGCGACCACGCTTTGCCCCGGCCTGCGGAAGCCTCTTTCCTGAAAACGGAGTTCATCACTGTCTCCGTACCTCTTGATCCTGCCGAGCGCGAGTCTGTCGGGGATCGCATGGCGAGCGCCTTGGAAAAAATCTCCGAACTGGAAGACGACCTCGACAGCTACCGCAAAAGCATCAACGCTCAGATCAAATCTCTCCAAAAGGACGCCGAAGCCGCCCGCAAGGAATGGCAGGAAGGCAAGACGGAGCAGGAAGTTTACTGCGATGTCATGGCCGACTACGGCCAGGAAGCGATTATCTGGCTCGATCATGATACCGGTGACGAGATGAAGCGTCGTCCCATGACAGCGGAAGAACGCCAGTACCGCCTGCCCATTCCCCGCCCCGGAGACAGTACCTCCACAACGTCTCCCGACCTCGACGACGGACAAACCGCCCCGCCCCCGATGGGTGAAACCATTGGCACACCTCACGCCACCAACCGTCATACCTGCCTTGATTGCGGCCACATGCTCGACAACGAAGACGGCAGGCAGGCCGAAGAGTGCGCGTCATGCAACCAGTCCGGCAGCGGTGAGGCGGACAACTGGACGCCCCGACGGGAATGCCGCACCTGCTCTCACAGCCACGCCACCATAGACCTGCCGCCCTGCAAGGGGTGCGCGCTCAACGTCATGCCGGAACATCGCGGCGACGAAGATCGTTGGGAATGGACGGACGCCACCAGGGAAAGCGCGGATATTTCCGGCCCCACTTGCGATGCTGGAAGCACCGACAACGCGCCGGGTGCGACGGAGCAGGAAGCCTATGCCTCCGTATGACGACCCGAACCGCCCGGAGTTTACTGGCAAACGCAAGCCCAAAAACTTCGCCCACATCTATGCAAGTTGCAAGGGCGAACGCCTGAGCGACGGCAAGCCCAACAGACAATGCGCCAAGTGTGGGATGGTCAGTAAAAAGAAAAAGTGCCCCGGCTGCGGATGCACTGTGTTCAACAAAGTGTAGGTGAATCCAATGAATAACCCGATAGGCTGGTGCGATATCACCATCAATCCGTTTGTGGGCTGCTCCAAGTGCTCGCCCGGCTGCGATAACTGCTATGCCGAGCGGTTCGCGGCCCGGATGGCAAAGAACCCGGCCACAACAAAGAAGTATGCCGGAGTGGTGAATGAAAGCGGGGAGTGGACGGGGTGGATATCAGAACTGGACATGACATGCTTTGATAAGCTGCCTAAAAAGCCCTGCCGTGTCTTTGTGGGCAGCATGACAGATTTTTTTCATAAAAACGCCGACTTTGACGACCAAGGGAAAGTCCTAAATCGGATAGCTCATACTGAGCAACACACATTTCTCCTGCTCACAAAGCGCCCGGAGAATGCCTGGAAACGCTATCATACCATGTTGCCGAATGTATGGCTTGGCGTGACGGTCTGCAACCAGGAAGAGGCGGATGCCAAGATTCCCGTGTTGCTTGATATCCCTGCCGCCAAACGGTTCGTGTCTATCGAACCGATGCTGGGGCCGGTGGATTTGACGCACCATTTCTTTTCAGAGCCAACCGGCAAATTCCGAACCAAAAACGGAAAGAGGCAAATGGAGTGCGTAACGCCGCCTGACGGTGCAATTTCATGGGTCATCTGCGGCGGCGAAACCGGCCTCGGAGCGCGTCCGATGCACCCGGATTGGGCGCGGAGCCTGCGCGACCAGTGTGCGGCGGCGGGCGTCCCGTTTTACTTCAAGGGGTGGGGCGGCAGCGGCAAAAAATCTGCACCTTTGCTGGACGGCAGGGAATGGCATCAGTTCCCGGAGGTATCCAATGCCTGATGAATCCTACGCCTTCGTAGATCGTAAATGTCCACGCTGTAACGGCGATGGCACGTTGAAACTCGCCCTACCTGTCACGCTGTGCCCCCTCTGTAGGGGTACGGGGATAGTGGGCAGCTATGAGCCGGTTCCTGACATGCCCAAGCTCAATTCTACGCTATTTTGTACGTGCCCGGTGCATGACAGCTGTTTTGAAAAATTTCGTGACGTTAAAGCTGTAAATAATCACCAATAATTGATCCGGGAAGTTATGATGGACACCGAACTCCTGACGGCTGATGAAATGTGCGAGAGGCTAAAAACCAACTTTGACACGTTTCGCAGGACTTGGAAGCGCTGGAAGCACGAGCGCGTGGGCGTTGGCAATACGCTCCGCTCCATGCGCTTCTACTGGCAGTCTGGGCCGGTCAGGGCGGAGGCGACGAACGATGGCGGTATCGAAGTATCAGACAAAGAACGGACCGCGCTGGATTGCCGACGTGTATCAGGACGGAATACGCATCGGAAGGAAGGCGGGGTTTCGGACAAGGCGCGACGCACTGGCGTGGGAAGAGGAGCAGAAAACTTGTCGGACGCAGCCCGAAGATTTGGGCTTGCGTGATGTGTGTACAGCACATCTGCTCTACTGTGAAAGCAGGCTGAAGCCAAACACAATTTCTTACAAAAAAACTGCATACCGACGATTCATTGAATATACAGGCGCGATGACTCTGTTTAGGGAAATAGACAAAGCCGCAATAGACAGCTTTGTGGAAGCGGTGGCGAAGATGATAAGCAAGAAGACAGCAAACAAATACAAGACAGAACTTTCCTCGCTCTGGGCTTGGGCAGGGAAAGAAGGGTATACCATTGGCAACCCCCCACGGCAGATTGATGCCTATGCTGTCAAAAAGGCCGTGAAATACATCCCACCAGCCGCGGATATAAAAAGTCTGCTCTCCGTTGCGAAGCCAGGCTTTGAGCACGACTTCCTGACCTGCCTGCTGCATACCGCAGCCCGTATTTCTGAAATACGGGTTCTGACATGGGAAGACGTTGACCTCGACCGGCGCATCATCACGCTTTGGACCTCAAAGAGGCGCGGCGGCAACATGGAGGCAAGAAAAATCGCCATGTCCGAGACGCTGGACTCGGTATTGAGCCGCTTGCGCTCAATCAGGGCCAGAGATGAGCGATACGTCTTCACTGACCCAAAGACAGGCACGGCTTACACACGCACCAGCAACCGCATCAAATATTTCATGCGCGATTTGTGTCTGCGAGCCGGGGTGCCTCATTTCGGGGCGCACAGCCTGCGACACTTCATCGCTACCGGTTTTCACGATCCATACCGGGCGCAGAAGGTGCTCGGACACCAGAATCTGAAAACCACGGAAATCTACCTCCACGACTTGGGCGTGGACAGAGAGGCGGCCACTATTTTTGAAGACATCACCAATCGCATCACCAATGAAAAAAAATCGGTGCCGGAAGTCGTCGTCCGCAAGGGGAAAAATGCCCCTGAAAACGACCCTTTTATAAATTCCACCAATGGAATCACCAATGAAATCACCAATGGCGCAAATTCCACCAATGAAAAAAGGGGCTACCTTTTACAGTAACCCCTTGAAATCTGGCGGAGAGGGGGAGATTCGAACTCCCGGTGCGCTGTTAACGCACACACGATTTCCAATCGTGCT